AAGGGCCGGTCGTCGTCCGTTGGCAACCTTGGTCGTCACCCTGACCGGTGACGACTTTCCCGGCACCGACGAGGGCATGCGGTACGACGCCATATACAACGCCGTCTCGGCCGCGGCGACCAAGACGGAAAACTCACCCGCTGCGGCGCTGGCGGGGGCCGAACCCGCCTGATACGTCAGAATCCCGCGCAACAACACTCGCCCCACTCACCCGCTTTTGAGCGGGTTTTTTGTTGCCTGAAAAGAGGGTGCCATGCCTGTTCCGATCGTATGCGAGGCCGTCGTCGACCTGATCGTCGGCTTTGAAACCGGGGGCCGCGACGGGTATTCGCCTCATCCCGAATGGCCGGGCGGCGCGTCCGGCGTGACGATCGGCGTCGGCTGGGATGCCGGGTACGAGGACGCCGACGATCTCACGCGCGAATGGGGAAATGTCCTTCCCGCGGCGTCGATCGCCGCGCTCGGGACGGTGTTGGGCTTGAAGGGAGGCGCCGCACAGGCGGCGCTTCCCGGCGTGGCCCATGTCGTCGTTTCGTGGGACGCCGCGATCTCCGTCTTCCGCGCCGCGACCCTGCCCCGCTATGCCGCCCTGACCGCGAGGGCGTTCCCCGGTTCCGCCGACCTATCGTCCGAGTGTTTCGGCGCGCTCGTGTCGCTGGTTTACAACCGCGGCACACGCATGAAATCCCTCCGCGACGACGACGACGAGCGCCGGGAGATGCGGGCGATCCGCCAAGCGATCGTCGCCGGTGATTTGAAAGCGGTCCCGGTGCTCATCCGCGCCATGAAGCGGCTGTGGATCGGAAAGGGCATGGCCGGGCTGCTCGACCGCCGTGAGCGCGAGGCCGCGCTGTTCGAACTCGGCCTGAACCGCTGATAAACAACCGGAGGAACGTCCGCATGGCGATATCCGACGACGACAAGCGTCGCGCGCGCGTGGTGCTGGAGCGATGCGGCGGAAACCGCGCCAGGGCCTCCGCCCAACTCGGCGTCAGCGCCGCCCAACTCGACAGGATCATGAGGGAGATGGGCGTGAGGTCTCGGGACTTCGCCGGTTGCGCGGGTTCTCACGCTCCCACATCCCTCGACCGCGATTTGATCGCGCTGCGGGACGAGAACGCGGATCTGAGGCGCCGTTTAAAGGCCGCGGTTCGCGAGGATTTGGACGCGGAGAAAGTTCGCGAGGCCATCTTCGGGCTTTCGAAACTCCCCGCCGTCCCGCCGCGGTGGATCAACGACGGCAAGCCGTCCGGTTCGGCCCCCGGCGTTCCGGTCTGTGTCTGGTCGGACTGGCATTTCGGCGAGACGGTCAAGGCGATCGAGGTCGGTGGGGCGAACGACTTCAACCTGACGATCGCCGAGGCGCGGATCCGCAAGTTGGTCGAGCGGACGATCGATCTGTGTTTCAACCACATGGTCAATCCGCGTTACCCCGGAATCGTCGTCTGTCTCGCGGGCGACATGATCTCCGGCAACATCCACGACGAATTGCGGGAGACGAACGAGGAACCCGTCGCTCCGACGCTCGTCCGGCTTCAAGGGTTGCTGATTTGGGCGATCGACGAGATCGCCAAGCGGTTCGGGCGCGTTTTCATCCCCTGTGTCGTGGGGAATCACGGGCGGATGACCAAGAAGCCCCAGGCCAAATCCAGGGTCCATGAGTCATTCGAATGGATCCTCTATTGCCAGATTGAACGTCATTTCGCGGGTGACGCTCGCGTTCGGTTCCTCATCCCCGGAGAGTCCGACGCGCATTTCTCCGTCGCCGGGCATCGTTTCATGCTGACCCACGGCGACGCGCTCGGTGTGAGGGGCGGGGACGGCATCATCGGGCTTCTCGGCCCCGTCGCGCGAGGGACGATCAAAACCCGCACCAGCGAGGCCCAGATCGGGCGTGATTTCGACACCCTGCTCATGGGCCATTGGCACCAATACCTCACGCTCCCCGGCTGCATCGTGAACGGGACGTTGAAGGGCTACGACGAGTTCGCCCGCCTCTTCCTGCGCGCCCGTTTTCAAGAGCCGATTCAAGCGTTGTTCTTCGTCAACCCGAAGCGCGGCGTCACCTATCAGATCCCCGTGATCTTGGAGGACAAGCCCGCGCGGTCGAAACCCGAATTCGTCGAATGGAGCACCGCCGCATGACCAACTCATTCTGGTATCTCGCAACCCCGTATTCAAAATACCCCGGCGGATTGGATGCCGCCTTTCGACTGGCGTGCGAGGAGACGGCGCGGCTGATCAAGGCCGACGTCCCCGTCTATTCGCCGATCGCCCATTCCCACCCCGTCGCCGTCGCGGGCGACATGGATCCGCTCGATCATTCCGTTTGGCTTCCCGCCGACAAGCCGATGATGGACGCCGCGTCCGGCCTGATCGTGCTTGAGGCTGACGGTTGGCGCGAAAGCTACGGCATGGCGTGCGAGATCGAGGCGTTCCGCGCCGCCGGGAAGCCGATCGTCCACATGACGCCCGGTGAGGTGCCGGCGGCGCTGATTGATCGCGCCGCGATCCCGACGATCATCATCGCGCTGGTGGGGTTGGCCGGCTCGGGCAAAAGCGTCGCCGCCGCTCACCTTGTGGACAGATACGACGCCCGTGTCGAGAAATTCGCCGGCCCGCTGAAGGACATGATGCGGGCCTTGGGCCTGACGGAGCGGGAAATCGAGGGCGACGCCAAGGAAAATCCGTGCGATCTGCTTCTCGGCGCCACGCCGCGCCACGCGATGCGAACCATCGGAACCGAGTGGGGCCGGGAGATGATTCACCCCGACCTGTGGGTTTCCGCGTGGACAAGACGGGTATCGGCGCGCGGCGGGGTGGTCGTCGTCGACGACTGCCGCTTTGTGAATGAAGCCGGTGCCGTTCGCGCGCTCGGCGGGCTGATCGTTCGTATCGAGAGGGCCGGACTCGCGGTCGCGAATCACAAGTCCGAAACGGAAATGGCGGAGATCGTTCCCGATCGCGTGATAGTCAACGACGGCGCGCTTGATTATCTGCGTCGCGCGCTCGACGGTGTGGTGCGGGAGATATCCCCATGCCGATGCGCCGCATAGCCCTTCTCGCCGTCCTGGACCTCGCGTCCGGGGCCGCGCTCGCGTTCGCCTGTCGGCTGGGCGAAGCGCCGGCGTTCGTCGTCGGCATGGTCGCAGTGGTCGCCCCGGTATGTCTCGCGGCGCATCAGGTGACGAAGTGGAAAATGGATCACCCGGTCGACTACGCGAACTGACCAAAAGTCGATTTTCCAGACCACGAACGCGGTGTCTAAAAATCGACTTCCCGCCCGCCCGTCACCCGACGCGGCGGCTTTTTTGTGCCCGGAAGGAGGGCCGATCAATGACCGTCTCGCGATCGAGGGTCCGCGCGGCGCTCGCCTATCTCCGCGCCCGTTTGGGAGAGACGAGCACGCGCGCCGCCGTCGTCCCCGTCGTCGTCACGGCGTTGAAGCCGTTCGTCGAGATCGACGCGGAATGGCTGGACTCGGTGTTGACCATCGCTCCGCCCATCATCGCGGCGGCGATGTTCTTGTGGCCGGAGAAGCGGGGGAGGGGATGATGTGGACGTGGATCGTCGAGAAGGCCGCATCCGCCGCGGCCCCGCGGCTTGTGTCCGCCGTCCTCCTCCTCGCCCTCGGCCTCGGCTACGGGTGGGAGGAGTGGGGTAAGGCGGATCTCCGCGCCGCCGCCGAAACGGCGAGGGCGGACAAGGAGAAGGCCCTGGGGGATGTGAAGACGCTTGAGGCGGCGCTGGCGAGGCAGAATGCGGCCATTGGGAAAATGCAGTTCCAAGCGAAGATGGACGAGTCCTCCGCCGCCGATCGCGCCCGCGCCGCCCTCGCCAAGCCGAAACGCTCCGGTCCGCCGCCGGCCACCGTCGATCAATTGAACGAGAGGGTCAAGGAATGGTGAGGTGGTCCGTCATCGCGCTCGCGCTCGGCTTGGCCGGGTGCGGAACGCCGATCGAGAAGGTTTTGGACATCCAAGAGGTGGACATGCCGGTCGTCATGCGGGCCGTTCCACCGGTGGAACTGACCTCGCCCCTCCCGGCGCCGGGATTCCGTTTTATCGCCCCGTCCGATCCGAACGCCGTCGTCGCGCTCGACAAGTCCGGCGTGGCGGATTTCGTGTATTGGGCGGAGGCGCGGGAAACGCGACTGCGGGCGTGGAATGCGTGGGCGACCCCTTGACCCTCTCCGCGACAAGGGCGAGAATGCCGGTGTGGCCGAGAGGGGCCGGGCGTCGGCGTGGTCGGCGGGCGAGGGGCTTCGGGGAACCGAGGCCTTTTCGTTTTTGGGCAACCTGTAAGTGATCCTTACAGGTTCACGACCTTTGACAGCTCATTCCAAAGCCCGGCGTCTCCGCCACGAAGAACCGCCAGCAACGCGCGCGCTTCCGCGACAAACACCCGCGCGAATCCAGGATCATGCGCGATGATGCTCTCCGCGTTGTCGATCAAGTCCGCGAGTTTGATCGTCTTCGCTCGATCGGAGACGCCGGACAGGCGCTCTCGCTCCATCGCCTTGCGCGTCGCCCGGTTGCCGTCGGCGAGTGTCGTCTTGTCGGTCAACGCGTCGAGCAACTCGGCGATGTCGTCGCCGAACTCACGCCGGATGTCGTCGAGCGTGGTGCCGGTGTCCTCCACCGTGTCGTGAAGCCAAGCCGCCGCGATCATCGCCGGGTCGCCCCCGGCACCCGCGACCCGCTCGGCGACGGCCCGCGGATGGACGATGTAGGGATCGCCGGTGTATTTGCGGACTTGTCCGGTGTGCGCGCGGGTCGCGAAGTCGGCGGCGCGCTCGATGGTATCGGTCATGATTTGGCCAGAGATGAGAATCCAGATTCCCCGTCGTGTGGAACGGACCGGTACATGATCGGCGCGTGCCGGCTCGATACCGGCCGGGGCGCTTCGTTCGGCCCCCAAGAGCCTATCCGCTCCCCCACAGCGTCGCCCGTCCTTCCGGGCCGCCGCGCCGAACTCGTTGCCGTCGGTCCGGTCAGACGGGAATCTCGAACGTCACGGTAACAAACGACTCCGTGAACGGTATACCGACATTGTGAAGCGTATTCAAATGAATCTCAACGTGGACGCCGACGTCGGTCGCGTCCGACACCGCTCGATTGAGAAATCCTACCGCGTTCCACACAGCCGCGACGGCGGATGCCTGATCTTCGGTCGCCATGTCGTCTCCTCTTCGGCGGACACTCGTCTCGCCTTGATGGGCGGACCCAGTTTTCCTCTCCCAAAATGGCGGAACCATCGGACCTTGCCAAGCGTCCACGCGCGATCCGCCGGCGGGGAGCGAGCGTCGGGCGTTCACTTCTTCCGGTGTCGCCACGTCTCGGGGTTCTCGAACGATCCCGCCCACATCCCCGCCCTGTCACGCTGGGCGCGGTTTTGATCGGCGGCGTATCGCGCGTCGTACCGGGTGTAGGCGACGGCCCATCCGTCTTGGACCATCCGTCGCCCGAGATCGACCCCCTCCGCCCGGCAAACGGCGACGACGCGCCCGTATCGGTCCCGATCGACCTCGTCGCACAGCACGCCCCGCCCCTCGATCAACCGGGCGAGATGGACCGTCGCGTCCACCCCGCACGCCCAATTCCCACCCCGCGCGTCGCGGCAGGATTGGCGCGCTTCCGGCGCGTCGATTCCGCTCAACCGAACATGGGGTTCGTCGCGATCTACGAAAGACAGGGTGTCGCCGTCGATCGCGCGGGCGGCTTTCCCATCCAACCCGATGGGAACGGGGACGCAGACCGTGACGAGCGCCGCGACGCTTGAGAGTATGAGCCACATCGGTCGGCTTCGACGAGGGGAGGGGAGGGGCTTGATCTGTCGGACGTCCGACACAACGCGGCGATTTGTACTCACGATACAACACCTCGTTTGGTTGTGTCGGACGTCCGACGCCGAGCGTCGACCTAGTCCCCAAGCAGCGCGGAAATTCGTCGGCGAAGGGTGATGAGGGCTTCTCGGTGTTCGGGGGTGATATGCTCCTTCACCACGACCACTCTCTCGATGCCCTTGCCGATTTGTATCAACCCCTGCCCGAGGGTTCTGAGTTCGCGTCCTCCGGCGTCGATGGGGGCCTTCGCGTCGCGCTTGATGTCGCGCAGTTCGGCGACCGTCGCCCCCGCCGCCGCCCGCCTCCATAATTCCGCTCGCGCGCTCTCCGGGGCGGCCGCCACCGCTATCAACGCGGACCTCGTGACGATCTTCGGGTTCGCCTCGTATTCCCTGATGATGTCGTCCGGCAACCGCGAGACGGATAAGGTTCCGGCGACGTCGGCGCGACTAAGCCCGACGATTTTCCCGACCTCCTCCTGCGTATAGCCGTGAACCTCGATCAACCCGACCATGCCGCGCGCTTGTTCAACCACATTCAAGTCGGCGCGCTGCATGTTCTCGACGAGAGACAGTTCATCGACGTTCCCGGTCGTGATCACCGCGAAGATCGTCGCGCGGCCAAGGAGCCGGTGCGCGCGCCACCGTCGTTCTCCCGCGACCAAAAGATAGGCCCCCGACCTCCCTTCGATTTCTCGAACCAGAATCGGCTGCTTCAAACCATATCGCTCGATCGATCGCGCCAGAGCCTCCAACTCGGCGTCGTTGAAGTTCCGCCGGGGCTGATTGGGGTTTGGTTCGATATGGTCGACATCGACCTCAATCAAACGGGGAAAGTCCGCGCTCGTCCCGAACAAGACATCGCCGGCGGCGCCGGACGGTCTTTGACCGGCGGCGGTCAAGGCGGTGTTGCCGCCGGGGAACTTCGATCGCGCCATCACGCTTGCCCTCCGGTTCGCCGCTCGGTCAGGGCGGTCGCCAAATCATCGAAGACTCCGGTTATCTCGGCGCGATCGTCGAAATCGACAAGCGGAAGCGCCGCCCGAATCGCCTTCGCGTAATCCGTGGCGCGTTTGATGGGGGAAAAGACCCGCGTCGCCGCGCCGTATTGCGCTTTGATGTCGTCCAACGTCTCGCGATCCTGAGAGTTTCGAGAGTCGAACAGGGTCGGGACAATGCCGAGAAGTCCCAAGTTCGGATTCCCGCGACGGCGAACGTTCGAAATGGTCTCCAACAGCAAGGGCACGCCCGTCACCGCGAACGGCTCGGTTTGCACCGGGATCAACACCAAGTCGGCCGCCGTCAACGCGTTGACGGTCAACAGGGAAAGGGCGGGGGAGCAATCGATGATCACGAAATCGATCTGACCGTCGAACGCGTCGAGCGATCGTTTGAGAACGAAGGCCGCGAACCCGTCCCCCGCGAGTTCCGCGTCGATTCGCGAGAGTCTGTTTCCGGATGGAACGAGTGAGACGCGGCCGTCGAACACGGGAGTGATGATATCCGACAGTCGTCGTTCCTCGCGCATCGCCTCGTAGAGGGTCGCCCCGCGTTTCTGCGCGTCGACCGGGTTCACCCCCATGTGGATGGTCGCGTTCGCTTGCGGGTCCGCGTCGACGACGAGAACCTTGTATCCTCGATTGGCCAGTTTCGCCGCGAGATTCACAGCGATGGTGGTTTTTCCCACGCCGCCCTTTTGATTGGCGACCGCGACGACGGTACGCCGCGCGATCGGTCGCGTATCGCGGTCGAGAAGATCGACGACCCGCGGGGGTATTTGTTCGGCCCCTGTTTCCCAGCGGCTGATTTGCGCGCGGGTGTAATGGCGATCAAGTTGGTCGTTCAGCCACGCCGCGAGTTTGTCTTGCGTCCGTTCTCCGCGAATGGCGCGCAGATCCATACCGTTCATGCCCGTCCGCCCCAATGTTGTTCACGAGCGGAGGATAAACCGGTTGCGGCAACTTTTCCATGGAAATAGGGGCATGTCGCAACAAATCCCGCAACCATCGCCAATCAGGTCGGCTCGGCGAGAGCACGCCTCATGGACGGGGCGACGGTCGCCCCGATGTGATCAAACCGCCGCGCGCACCGGCGCCTTTTCGGGGACTGGTGACGGGGATGGGTAAAGCATGATGCCGTCCAGCCCCTCGTCCGTGACCCTGGCGTCGGGGTAGACTGTCAACGCGAGCGCCATCGATCGGCGAAAATCGGTGCGAAAGCTCCGCGTCGCGTTATAGGATGATCCAAACTGCGCCTGTAATGTGGTCCAGCCGATCGTCGTCGGCCTCCCCAAACTGCGAAGTCGATAAGACAACCAAGTGTAAATATCCAACCCCATGGAGTTGTTGGAAAGCTCCCGAATTGCCGGCTCCCAAATCGGCACGGGGTGGGTTTGCAGTTCCCTGAAAAAGACCGGCGACAGCCGAACCGTATCCAGCCACAGAGAATTCTGTCGAGAATCGGCCTCATCGGCGAATACAAATCCACCGTCGACGATGTTCGCTCGCTCGAAGCGTTCTCCACCGTCTTGCTTCCAGGTGAAGGTCATTCGGCATGCCGACAATCGATGCGCTTGTTCGCGCACGCCTTTGTAGGACGACCCTCCACAGGAGATGTTCAGTCGAGCGAGCCATTCGTTCATGTTGGCTCCGATTTCGACGTCCGGGCACCCGGTTTGCAGCGCGCGTGTTTGCAGATAGAGAAGAATCAGTCGGGCGCGAGCGCCGAAGGGAATGCCGAACGGCTTCATTTTTCCGTTTACCGGGAGGGCGCCGGGTTCCACGATCAGTCTGACGAGGCCGCTGTCTTTTTCCCAGTACGGCGATGTGATGTCTCGATGTGGGAGCGCCGTTAAGCAGAAGCCGGAGTATGAAAACTGGATCGCGTCGTGTTCTTGCTCGGACATGATGCGGGATGCGATATCGACGAGCGCCGCTTGTTCGGCGGGAACAATTCGTTTCGCTTCGTCGCGTCCGACGCGGCGCACCAAGGAATGAATTTCAGCCATTTGTATCCCCATCGACAACGCTTGGTAACGATAAGGTAAAAGCCCTCACGCGGCAATTTGGCATTTCCCTGCGCAAGCTATTTGAGAACGTATTGTATTAACTACTTGTATGTGCAGGGAAATGCCGGTGGATAAGCCGAGTCGCGCAGGGAGATGCCAAAAATCCGCGGGGAAATGCCAAACGCGACGCTGTGGATAACTGAAATCTCCGCGGGAGTGCAGGGAAATGCCAAGCCGAATCGACGCGAAACGTGGGTGCAGGGAAATGCCAAGCCGCCCCGGACGCCGCGCCCCACGCGATGGCGCTTCTTTCGATCCCGCGGACGGTTGAACGCTCCAATCCCCCCCCCGCCGACCCGCGCTTTTCCGCCGTGTTTGGCGGGAGTTTGGCATTTCCCTGCACTTCGCTCGTGATCCAATTTGGCATTTCCCTGCGCCCCCGACGGTGCGAGACATCTTCGCGATGCGCCCCGTTTGGAGAGGGTGGGCTTACCCGCGCTGGGCGGTCGGCGTGGGGTCGTCGTCATGATTTCCCCTTCGCCCATCAAGTACCCCGGCTATTTTTCGAAGGTCGTCGAGCGGGAGCGCGGACCATTTCACCCGCGATAGGCGAGATACGAACGCGGCCCGTTCCGCCTCCTCCTCGAGATCCGGCGTCGCCGGAACAATACGGGTCCGGGTCCACCTGTCCCGCGACTGCCCGCGAAGATATCCGCCGGGATTCCACTTCCTCCCGTCGTCGGTGGTGATGATCTTCCCACCCGCCGAAATCGCGGAGATGGTGAGAATCGTCGGGGGCAGATGCACGCCGGCCGACACCGCGACGCGCATACCGATCGTCCACGTGGTCATGCTGAAGCCTCCCGCTCCCGGTCCAGGTGCTCGATCGCGTCGCGTACCCTGAACAGCGCGTCGACGAGAAGGCGGCGTTCGTTCGTGCACGGTGGTGGCATGTCGAGGCGGTTCCACACCTTGACGAGATTGAGTTTCATCTCGGCTATGGCTTGGTCGATCTCGTCCTTTCGGACGGATTTGTCGGCCTCATCGGCGGTCATGCCAACTCCCTTCCGGTAATCCCGAGGGCTTCCCGCGCCTCGCGGTCGCTCATCATTCGTTCCGGTCTGTATCCGCCGTCCTTTGGGCACCGCATCCTGTCGACGTTGCCGTACAGGCGGCAGATCGCGGGGCGCTTGTCGTGGACCGAGCATCCGGCGGATGTGGCGAACGGACATTTCGTCAGCGGCTTTCCGTCTCTCGCGGGGATGACGCTCTTGCCGGGTATCAACGCGATCGTCTCGACGCCGAAGAGGCCGGGATGGTTCTCGACCGCTTTCCATTCGTCGATCGACCACGGGATGACTCCGCAACAGGCGGTGCAGCCTGGAATGCAGGGGCGTGGCTTCATGCCGCCTCCTTGACGCCGGCTGATAGAGACGCGGGGACGACGACAAGATCGGAAGATCCGCCGTTTCGGACCTTGGCGTATTCCAAGATCAGCGTGTCGAGGACATGCGCGGCGTCGAGTTCATTTCCGTCATCGTCGATGACGATTCCTTCGAACGGCTCCCTCCCGGCGTGGGCGATAATCATTCCGATCAAGTTGATCTTCATGCCGCCTCCTTCGCGCGGAGGCTCGCCGGCCTGTATTTCGCCGCCTTCAACGCCTTGCGGATCTCCTCCGTCCTTGGTACGACCGGACCGACGTCCCCATCGATCGCCCCGGGAGCGGGAGCGACGCCGAACCGCTCGACGATCTCGCACGGGACCGGGAAGCGATCGACGCGGGTCCGATGGTCCTTCGACCCGTGGTAATAACTCCCGGCTTCATCGACGGTCGCTTGTGAATATCGCCCCGCCCACGGCAGGGGATATGCGTAACCGGCGTTGTCCGGCCTCCAAAATGTGATGTAGCGTCCACTGAATTCGGGACGGAGATCGACGATGTAATATTCGGTCATCTCTCCGGCTCCGCGCTCGCATCATCGGTGGTCAGCGTCGCCTCAAACTCTCGCCTCAACGCCTTGATCGCTTCTGTGACACCGAACCACGCCGCAACCACTCGCTTTCGATTGGGAGTTCCCGGCGGCGGAATATCCATTCGGTTCCAGATGAGGACGTTGGACGCCCGCATCTCCTTAAGCGCTTGACGGATCTCGTCCGCTTGCCAGTCGTTGGGTTTCATCCCTCCACCTCCGCGCCCAAGTGGTCGACATTGGCAAGTTCGGGTCGGAATCGGATCACGGACACCCAGGGGTTATCCTCCCACCGGAAGCCGGGCTTCGGCTTGGTGGAGTCCCAAAGACGCGCGAAGGCCTCTGTCGGATCGCAGTGCCATTGATCAGACTCGCTGAACCAGTCGCATGACGTTCCCGAGTAGTAGAGGTTTCCGTCTTCGTTGAAGACTTTCAGGCCCTCCCTGATCGCGTCTTCCTCGGTGATGTCTTGCAGCCGCTCGACCGTCACTTCGGTGACGCGCATGGTGATGCGGGATGCCCAACGGGGCATGTGGATGGAAGGTCGCAGAATAGGATCGTCAGGCCCGTCGTCGGAGAAGCGGTCATACCACTCTTCCGCGAGTGAGTAGTTCGGCGAAGGGACTTCGATCTCGCTCTTATCTGCGTCGTAAATAACCGACACTTTGGGAATACCGTCGATCGCATCGGGGTCATGGTAGTATCCTGGTGCCCACGTCTCCCGGACGTAGATCAGGTCGCCGGGCCGGAACCGCGCGATTTCTGGAAGCAACCGCCGCGCCTCGGCCTCGTCGCGGAAGGTGATTCCGCGCGTCGCCATCCAGGGCGGGCCAAGGGTTGGATGTGCGACCGGCGGGTCATCGAGAACTCGCCTCGTCACCGTCTTTCCAGTTCCCGGCTCGGAGATCTCGCGCAACAGGGCGCGGACCATCGGGCCGTTGAACAGCATGGGGTGGACTTTGCCCGCGAAGGCGCGAGTGGGGGTGATCTCAGTCATCCGCGTCAAACCTTCCATCCTTTCAGGCTCTCAAACACCTCAATCATCTTGGCGACGTCACCCTCGGCGAGCGCCCGCGCGGCTCGGTCGAGATCGGCTCGCATCATCGCGGCGGCAAGTTGACCCATCGGCGTCACGAGGTAGATAGGCAGAACCTCGTCCCGCACGCGGGCCATTTCCTTGGGGAGCGCGTCTCCAAGAGTTTCAATGGGTGGCATTGGCGATCTCCAGCAAGGGTAGGCAATGGCAGAAGGGAAAATCAACGGCGCACCAACATGCGAGGTTGCGGCCCCGCAGGGTCGCGCGGACCCAATCCGTCGGGTGGTCGTGGCCGCGAACCTTCTCGCGGAATCGTTTCATCCAGCGCGGGCCGTGCGGGTGCATTTCCGGCATCATGACGCCCTCGATCATCAGCCTGTAGTATTCGACCGATTGTTCCGGCGTGAGGGCCGCGACCATCGGGGTCTCGTCCCCTCCGTCCTCAAACCCGAAACCGCTGGGTTCTCCGATGACGAATGGGTTCCCGAGGAGGGTCGGACGGCTGACGACGACCGCCGGAAGACCGTTGATCGCCCGCGACGCGTCTTGGAGATTGAACCCCGGCGTCCGGCGGCGCTGGATGCGGACGGGGAGCGCGCGGGGGAAGAGATCAGCCATGGGGCTTCCCTCCCGTCGCGCTCTCGTCGGCGGAAACGACCGTGACGCGCGATCGCCAAGCCGCGCCGCAATGGTTGCAAAACCACAAAGCGACATCTCCAGGCTTGAGAGTGTCCCTAGGCCCCAGCCAATCCGCCGCTGTTGGAGACTCTCCCGGCTGGTCGAGCAGGACCACGTCGGTATCGTCCCCACAATCCGGGCAGGTGTATTCATCTCGTTCGGGGCGGGCGATCTCGGGCGCTTGTCGCGTGACCGTGTGGCCCGTGACGACGATCGGCGTCCATGGGCCGTAGGCGTTCGGAAGGTCAGACACTCGGCACCTCCCGGTGTTGACGCCCGTCGAGAAGATTCCCCGCCGCCTTCCTTCCCGTCCGTCTGGCGCCGATCGCCGACCGCCCGGTCACCTCCGGCCAATGGACGAGATCGCCGTCTTGCCAGAACAGGCACTCTTGGTCGGGTTTGTGCAGGGCGTCCGGCGCTCCGCACCCGTCGATCGAGTACGCCGCCCCGAACCGTCCTTCCTCATCTTCTTCCATGAAGACCGGCGACCACTCTCCCCATTGTTTGAAGAAGAACGGCACCCTCGCCGCCGCGCAGTGATCGCGGAGGCTCCGCACCCAGTCGGGGTGCATCGGACGGGCCTTTGGGCCGCTCTCTCCGCCGACGATCACCCAGTCGAGCGCGGGGGTCTCCGTTCGAATCGGCCCGTCGGTCCATGCCCACTTTCCAGAAAGCGCGTTGGCTTTGGCGCCAAATGGCTTCGGATCAAGGTGTTTCAGATCTACCGCCCCCAACAGCGGCTCGCAACTCACGAACCGCTTCGCCGCCGGGGTGGCGAGCAGATCGGGGATCCGATCGTCGGCGCGCGGTTGATCCTCAGCGGTGACGCCGAGCCAGACGTTGAGGAGGGGCCATCGCGGCGTCAATCTACCGGGGGAGTCGGAGGCACGAATCATCGCGTCCGATCGGTTGATCGCTTTCGAAAGTCGCAGTACCCAATCACGGCCAAGGGATTCGATATACTCCCGCATCTTGGCGGCGCGCTTGGTCAGCACCAGCCAATCCAGATTCGGCGTCAACGCCATGGTCGCGAACACCTCGTCGCGCCATGCGTCGGGAACCTCCTCGTCAAACACGTCGGCGAGCGAGGCGCAGAACACCCGCATGCGCCGCCCTTCCTTGGCGCATTTACGGTCCCACCGGAACGGCTCGCGCCAATTGTCGGCGCTGGTGCGGTGGCGCGGCTTGCCCTTGCCCCATTCGACGCCGAGCGCCTTCACGGCGCGCTCACGCTCCGCGTAGCAGTTCGCGCACGCGGGCGAGATCTTCGTGCAGCCGATCCATGGATTCCAAGTCGCGTCGGTCCAGGCGATACCGGATGTCTCACCCATTCCCGCCTCCCTCGGTGGGGGTGCGTCGCATCAGCATGACGATCGGCGTTGCCGCCGCAGTCATGAGCATCTTCCCGATGACCTGACCGGACAGCATGTCGATTGAATCGAAGGCAAGCCAAAGAAAGATCACGCTGTCGACGAAGACCCCAGCGACGTTTGACGCCGCTATAGCCATGACGAGTCGACGTTGTCGAAGCGGGGTGTAGACCGCCATGTCGACCATCTCGCTCAGCATAAATGCCGCGACCGACGCCTCAGTCAGCGCGAGAGGTGCGCAAAGGCCGGACGCCAGTCCACCCAAAGCGACAGCGAATATCGCCCATCGCGTACCCAGCTCGTGCTGAACCAAATCACGAAGGAGCAACGCCGCTCCGACCATCAGCACACCGGATGGGGCCGTCAGACCGAACCAAACGGGTATCAGGCACGGGCCATTGGGAAGGCACTCCGTTCCGACGTTGCCGATCAGATAGTTCGCGGCGGGAATGGTCGACGCGAAAGCTATCAAAGACGCCAAGCCGAGGGGGTTCATGCGGCAAATTCCTCTTGAATAAGACGGGGTTCCCACCGGATCGGGCATTGCCGCGCGTCGATTTCCTGCGCCATCGCCGACGGACATTTGGGGGCGGACTTCGAACTGCCGGCGTGGTTGCGGGCGATGTTCGCGCTGTCGGCGGAGGATAGAGGCCAGCGATTTCCGGCCTGCCCCAGCATGCGAAGTCCATGGACCCAAGGCAGATCAGTGCGGTGACGGCTTAAGTGGTTGAACGCCTCGTCCATGCGTCGTTCCCAATTTTGTGTCCCTATTTTCCAATAATCGCCAGATGAACCGAGGCACAGACCACACCAGTGGTCAGCCAACTCAAGCAAATAATCGAGCGGCTTATCGAGATGCCACACCGGCCAGGACACATCACGTGAATACGGCCACCTCTCGAGGTAGGCGCGTTGTTCATCCACATCGCCATCGATCTTGTCCAGAACCACGGCTCGGTGTGGGTTCCCAAGACGTTGTCCCACCCACTCGTATAGCGCGCGCTCGTTGATCTCACGACCAGAAGTGTAGAGGCTGAATGCTCCGTTATCCCAAAGAACGGACTGCCCAATTTGCATGCAAACGTCGGCATCGCGCGGTTCGGCGAACGAAACGCAGAAGTGTCGCCCGGCTAGATTGTATAGATGCGTGCGTGGCGTTATGGGCGTGCCGTGATAATGGATCACGAGGCGCCTCCCTCGGTGGGGATGGGGAGGAAACGGATCCCGGTCGCGTAGGCGAGTCCGATCCTGTTGCCGTCATCGCGTGGATCAAGGCCACGCTCTCCCCCGGAAAAGGTCTCTTGCGTGGTCTCGACCATGCGAACCGCCGCCTCCCGCATCTCCTCCGCTCCACGGCGGAGGGCGTCAGCATTTGCACGCGATCGGTCGTTCCATAGGCTCGCGGCGGCGATCTCGGATGGGCGGAAGTCCGCTCCCGCTCCGCAAACGGTGCAATAAACGCGGGCCAGACCTTGGGGTTGATGCGTCCGATCATGCCGGGCTTCGCCGCCGCAGAATGGGCATGGTTTCAGGTCGGTCATTCTGTCCTCCCCCCATCGCATGTCGGGCATGGCGGGCGGGAGCCGTCGACCGGCATATCCCGTGCGCTGTAGTTGCATTTCACGGGTTTCTGCCGGTGGCCATGTATGCAATTGAGACACGGTCCACCATCCCAGACGGATACGACACATCCACCGCCGTAGTAGGAACCGCGGTGGCAGGAGTTGCATGGGTTGATCATCCCTCCACCTCCGCCCGCGCTCTGAGCGCGGCGGCGCAGAGGGCGAGAGGGGCCGAGATCGCCACTGCCGTGGAAAGACGAAGCGCCTCGCCGGAGATGATCTCGGCCTTGAACGAACCGATATCATCCTCGTCGTTCCCAACTCTATAAAGCGCTCCGTCCGGGAGGAGCGTCAGCGCCGCGTCCAGGCTGGCGGTCAGCTTCGGAATACCCCAGTGATGAGCGATCTGCTCCATGTTGTTCGGAAACCGCTTCGCACACTCGTAAGCCGTTATGCCGTTGACCCGTTCGGACGGCGACAATGTGGGTAGGCGCCCGAACTCACGCTTGTACGTCTCAACCGCGGCGCCTCCGACGGCGAGCCAGACTTCCGTATCAAGGAGTCGGTCCCCCTTCACCGCACGTTCGACGCGATCGGCGAGAGCCAAGAGTTCAACCATGTTCATCTTCAACCTCCAACCCCATGGCGCGGATAGCCACACGCGCGGCTCCCGCGAAATACCATTCCCAAAACGGTGTTTCGGGGTAGCCGCCGCCTGGTGTCTGGCAGCGTCGAACCCTCGTCCCGTCCGAAAGGCGCGTGTAGGCGACCCTTACATCGGGGTCTTGACCCGCCGCCTTGCAGAGCGCTCGCGCGACCGCCTCCATGTCGGGGCGGTAGGCGAGAGAGGCGGGGATAGTCTGGCGCGGTCGCCAGTTGCTCGCCCGAATGTCGCACGCGTCGCATGTGAGCGAGAGCGGTCGCCCGCCACGTGAGTTCACGCACGCGTCGCATCTCTTCCCGGATATGGGGAGAATGGACATGGCCCCAAGCATGCCCATCTCGACGAGGATATGGCGACCGCCCGGCGTCATACCTGTGGCGGGGTCGATCTCAACCAGCATCGCTCACCTCCCCGGTGGGAGGGGTGACGGTGAACCGACCGTCGGAAAACTCGTCCGACGGGCGTACCCAGAGGTTTCCATCGGCGCCGCGATAAACGGTGAGTTTCGCCCCCTCGGCGACGGGACCGCCTGACGATTGCAACTCCGCCTCCCCGACGACCGTGTAGACGGTTCCGCGATCGACATGAAGGACGCGCATCGGGGGAAGGGAGGGGAGAGCGGACGGCGGGTGAACTCCGTTCACGTCGTCGCCCTCGGTCACGAGGCGGATGAGCATCGCGAGCAGTTGCACGATCTCGCCCTCGACCTCCGTCCACTCCATCCGGTGCTCCGCGAAATGGACGCATCCGCGCACCACCTCGCCGGCCTCTTCAGCCACCTTCAGCGTCACGTAGTTCGGCTGGGGGAATCTCACGGAAGCCTTCGCGGCGACGGCTCGCGCACGAGAAACCAGCGTTCCGAAATAGTCGGTCGCTTCCAACTCCTCGACGCTGGCTAGAGCCTTGTTGCGCGCGCGTCGGACATCGGCGTTGGCCGCGCGCGCACCTTTCAGGAGACGGGTCAGCCGTCCGACCTCGTGAGACCATATCATCGTGTCTCTCCCTTGGCCCCGGCGATGGCGGCGCGGTTGCGCTCATCGACGAATTTCCGCACTCGTTCCGCCGCTTCGGGAAGCGGCATCATCTCCCATCTGCGGTCTTCAAGGATCGCGACCATCTCGGTGAGGTCCAATCCCCCTCGTTCCGCCAAACGCTTTAGCGTCTGTCCATGATTGGCAAGCGCTTGCCTCTCGTGCGGGGCGAGGATGTCGAACGGCACGTCCTTGAAAAAGGCTCGGCTTTTTTCGCCAAGCACGGGAAACCGGCGTTCGGTGTTGTCATTCATCGCGTTTCCCCCGTTGCCTTGGCCTTGGCGGCGCGGCGGAGTTCGCGGACGCGCCGCGCTCCCGCGCGTTTTGTCGGTCCATCCAACTTTCGAGATCCCCACTTCATATGCCTCCGCCGCCCGTGAACGCGTCGCGGGCGGCGCGGATGCCGTCCAAGATCATCCGGCAGCCGAAACGGATCACCTCGATCTGGAACGCCGAGTGATGCGAATACTCGTAATGGCCGTACCAATCGTCGAACCCGAGGCGGCGGCACGTCTCACCCGCCGCGTGGGCGTCTTCGAGCCGGTCTTTGAGTTCCCTCTTGATCTCTCGACGCTTCGCGGGATGAAGAACGTCCCGCGGGGATATAAGCTTTGAGCCGTGGAAGTATCCCTCGCCGATGGTCAGGCGCCACAGGCGCAGCCAGCCCCCCCAGCACTCGTCGAACTCGAACATGTCGCTCAGCGGAGTGTCGTCGTTCCAATACACACCGGGAGCGGGCATGCGCGGGGTGATGACGCGCGGATCGCCCAGGTCGTCGCGGTCCCACCGACCCTCCTCCGGCTCGCGGCGCCAGTCCTGAAGTTCGTGCCGAAAGCCGTTTTCGCGATGGCGAACGGACACGAGCCTCTGTCCCTCGACCCAGCCCTCGGGCTTGACCATACGATAGGTCACGTAGCCGTTCATGGCCTCGATCACCGGGCGATTGGCATCGTCGACGATGTGCCGGAGCGTGCCTTCGCTGTCGTACTCCCGCTGCTTATCGGACTTTCCGAGCAGGTAGTCGGCCCCGCTCTCGGCGGCCCAGTTCATGCCCTCCTCGAACTTGCCCAGGGCGTGGTAGTGCGTGAGGGCGAGGTTGCCGCAGTCGCCGGACAGGTGCAGGTGTCCGGGGTTCCAGGTCAGTTGAAACCAATATTCGCTCCGTCCGTCGGCGCGGCGGAACCGAAACGACCGCGTGTCGTCGGGCCGCATGACGTGGCCGGCGAGGAGTTCTTTCGTCTCGGTCGCGACACGCGCGTCGATATCGATCATCTTGGACCTCCGTTCGTTCGCTCTCGGCGTCCGTCGCGAACGGCGAATTGGTTTCCCCCGAGAGGTAAGCGTGTGTCTCCGCGTCGTCGTCTCACGGGCGTCGCATCCCGTCGGTTCCGCCGTCGTCGTTCAGATCTCCGTTCCAACCGACACCGGCGTCGAACCGGCGAACGGCGTCGCGGGCGGCGGGGCAGGGCGATTGGAGATTGAAGTCGACCCCGGTGAAGGTGCGGATGGAGATCATCATCGGAAATTCCTTTGATCGAGTTTCGGGCGCTGGGCGGGATCGATCGCCGGCGCGTCGCCCGGCGCCGCCCAACATCCGGTCGCGCGGAACAGGCGCGCGGCTTCGCGGGCGTCGGGGCAGGGGGACTTGGCGGCGAAGTCGAGCGCCGTTTCCCGCGCCCGGTCGACGCCGCCGTAGAGCGCCCAAAACGGGCCTTCGCCCATCGAGTGCTGGATGTCGTGGCATCCGTCGAACGCGAAGCCGCCCAGGTGGGAATCGCACAGCGGCACGGTGAAGAAATCCGACGGTTTGACCCCGGCCGCTCCGTCGTTTCCCAGTCGGATGTGAGCGGCGGCGACCGGACCGATCCGCCCGCATATCAGGCAGGGCAGGGCGCCGATCCAATCCCGATGCGGTTTTGATCGGAATCGCGTCTCCGGACGATCCATTCTCGCCGTGTTCGGCCCGATCGGAAGTTCACTCTTGTCGAGCAGAATGCGCCGCTTCCGTTTTCCGCCGCGCCGGATCATCGTTGTCGCGCTCCCGCGCGTTTCGGCGGCACCTCCGCCATCGACTTGGCGAGGTGGAGGAGGGTGGTTCTCTGCTTTCCGGTCAGTTTCGCGAAATATCCGGTGAACTCGGCGTCGGCGGATGCCGCCCCCAACCCGTCCCCGTCCGCGCTCTCGTCGAGAAAATACGTCGTCGCCGTGTCGAGCGCGCCGGCCAAACCGACTAGGAGAGCCACATCGACGCGCGCGACCCCGCGTTCGATATCCGCGATCCGGCGCCCGGAGACGCCGATCGCCTTCCCCACGGCCTCCCGGCTCAAGCCGAGGAGATCGCGCCGAAGGCGCGCGCGTTCGCCGAGACGGATATTGACGGGATTGGGCGCGGCTGAACTCATGAACAACAACCTCGATCAAGTGTTCAGTTTCACGGCCAAACGACGCCGCCGGCGGTGATGAACGCCAACCCGACGAGAATGATCGCGGCCATCGCGACGGGCGAAATCCGATCCGACCAGTCCCTGGCGCTGAACGCGACGACGACGATACGACTGAACATGACGGCCCTCCCGCGGTTGGCGACATGACGCCCGTGTTCGCGTCACTTCGCTGATGACGGGCGGCGGCCCATTTGTCCGCGTCCGTGGTTGGAACACAAACCCGCCGCCCGGTGCTCTGAACTCGCGCTGTCGGGCGGCTCCCGGCGATCCATCGAACGAGGGAGTGTTCGGTCGCCGCCCACCCCATCGCGCCTATTCGGCGTTCCGGTCGCCCTCAGTCCGCCGGGCGCGCGTCGCGGGTTTGATCCATGTCATCGTTTCCGCCTTCTCAGCCTTCGCTGTTCATGGGACACGGGGCCGGACACCGGCCTTCTCGGTGCGGTCGCCCGGGCGCGTTCCCCGACTGGAGGAGCGCCGGCGGCTCGCCGTCTCGCGCGGGGGACAAATCCGCGTCTCGAACAGCGCCGGCAGGATGGTCACAAGCCGCATCAGGCTCTTCGTGATGCTGTCGGGGGATCGCCTACTCCCAACGATCCGTTCTCATTGGCGAGAGGATCCACAAGATCGCCGCGACCATCACAAGTTCCGTCGCCGCCGACAGGATCCAACTCGTGAAATCAACCAAAACGATCGCGGCTCCGATCGCCGCGACGCCCCAGAACCGGAGCTTTCCGCCGATCGCGCTCACGACGGGATGAACTCGCCCGGCGACAGTCCGAGAACGCGGGCGACTTCGACCAGCACCTTGCGCTCCGCCGGCTCGATTTCGCCGTCGCTGCCGGCGATGGCGACCAACAAGCGCATCAGTAGAATTCGCTGCTCGTCGCCCGGAACCTCACGGACCTCACCCAGGACGGCGTCCTTGCCCATCTTGAAGTCGAAGTCGATCTGATCGGCGAACTTGTTGAAAACGGCGATCATCCTCGTGCGGTCGAACGCCGCGAGTTCCGGCGAGCGTTCGATGAACTTCGCCATCTTCGCCTTTTCGGCGTCCTCGATCTCGCCGTCGGCGGCGGCGACGAGCGCGCACCCGGCCATCGCCGCTTCCATGAATTCCTTGTTTTTCGCCTGGGAAACGGCGCCGGCCAAGCCGGCTCTGGCGCGTTCAAGCAGTCCGAACATGTTGTGATGTCTCCGTGTCGTGTGGGGGTGTTCCCGACGCCTCAAGCCCGCTGGGGTCATCCATGCGGGCCGGAGCGCGTCGAAACGCGGGGGGGGCGGCGATTAGGCTGAAGCGACGGGTTCGTCGGGGAATCGCTCGAAGCGCCGACTGTCGTAGTGAAATTCGACGAATTCCCCGTTGCCGACGATATTGCCCGCCTTCACATCAAGGCGTTCGCGGAAGTACACGGAGCCGGCATCGTCGCAGTCATCAAGGATGGGTTCCGCCAACACCTCTGTGATGATGAACGGACCGTCCGTCTTCTTGATCTTCATTCCCGGCTTCCACTGGACGACATCGCCCGGCTCAAAATTGTGCTTTTCGCTGAACTTGGAGAAAGCCGCCCTCAAGTCGTCGGCGCCATATTTGGTCGCCTCGCCGGCGTCATCGTTCTCCATTTGGATAATGCCTTGAACAAAGCGGGTCATGTCGTCCACGGTTGGTCCCCTTGTTGATTCTGAGAGCGGGCCATCCCCCTCTCGACGCCTCGACCGCCACCCGGTTTTCAGGCCGGGTAAGGCGGTTGGGGGCGGGCCGATTTCCACGGCCCTCCGATCCGCTCGGTTGGCGCGGCCTCGATTGAGGCGCCCGGACACTTGTCGCCCCCGGCGGCGACCATCCTCATTCCAACGGCGGGGTTAGGGAGGCTCCCTCCGCCGAGGGGGATCAGTTGACCCGCCGATCGCCTTGAATTCGGGTTCCCCCTCGGGCGAATAGGTGCCGGGACTTGCCCCTCCCGGCTGGGGATCGGTGCGGGCCGGCGGTGCGCTGTGCACTGGTCGGACCGCCAAAACGACTTTGCAACGTTGCCGACTGCCACCTTTCGGTTGCCGGTCGTAGCCGTCCCTTGCTGCGTTTCGTGGGGAGGGTGGTTTTCTCCACACCCTCATCCCGCACCGAACTTGGGAACTCAGATTGTTTCCGTCGGGCCGCTCATCGCCTTCTCGGCTTGGATCTCGGCCTTCAACATCGCGACTTCGGCCTCCATGATCTTGGTGACGAGAAAGTCCGAAACGGCTTGGCCCGTCGTAAGGCCGAACGCCGCCATGACCTCCGGGTCGACCGCCATCACGTCCCCTCCCCGGAAAGGGCGGCGTCCAATCGCCTGAGCACGCCAGCGGCGAGGTTTTCGGGGCTGTCGGGATCCTCGGCGCAGCTTTCGACGTAAACCCTCGCGTCGGAGAGGATCGACCTCAACAGAGCGATCTTGTCGCGAAGCCCGGGCGCGTACATCGGCTTGCTCGCCAAATCGGCGTAGCGTCCCCGGGCGGCGAAAAGGGCTTCTTTCAGCGTCTCAGCCGTCGCCGGGCGGATGTTCTCCGCGCGCTCGAATTGCCCGGTTTCGACCGGATGCCCGACGGTCAACTCCGGCTCGCCGTCGACTTCGCAAAGCCACCATCCCTCGCCACCGCTCGACGCGGGCTGATCCTCACGCCGGACGCGCTCGACGTCCTCGAAGCGCACGACCGCTCTTCGTTCGTCGGGGCCGCCGGTCGGGATCATGCACAGGCCGAGGCGCGTGTCGATTTCGACGATCACGCCCTCGATGGTCTCGCCGCCCCATTTCGCCCGAACCGTGTCTCCGACCCCGGCGGGGCAAGAGACCCCGTGTTCGGCGACCCAGGCCGCGACGGCGTCGACCTCCGCGTCACTCAAAATGTCGAACGCCTCATCCAAACTCTCGACGAGATCGGCGTCGGGTTTGATCCCCAACCCGTCCTCCAGGTTCCGGGCCAATCGATAGCCGTCCAGATCGGACGTGGCCAGCGCGCCCATGATGATCTCGACCGCGCGTTCGCCGCCCAACGGCTCACCCGACCACGCGCCGATGATGGCGGCGACTTTGGGGGCGGCGGCGCCGACGACCGCGTACGACTGCCATATCGGTCTGGGCGGAATATTCTCGCTGTGCGCCATGTTCAATTCCCTCATCTGAAAAATCCCCCGCCGGCGGAGTAAGCGATACCGGCGGGGGAAGGTCGACGCGGGGCCGGGCGGGGAGGACGCCGTCGACTCCCCCGCGTCGTCGCGAAAGGCGTCAGGCGGCGACGGCGGTCGGTCGGGGAACTTCCCACGCCTCGACCAACGTCCGAACGCTCCGCCGAGCGACGTCGCGCATTTGGGGCGGAAGTCGGCGATAGTCGGCCATGAGATTGAGGCGCTCACGATCGGAAGCGTCGTCGTCTTCCGTCGTCTCCGCGTCCGGAGACTCTTGCAGGAAGAAACTGACTGGGCTGTTCAGCGCCTCGGCGATCTGAAGAAGGCGGGCGACGGAAAGCGAATTCGCCCCACGCTCGTACTTCTGGACCTGCTGAAAGGTCAAATCGATCGCCCCGGCCAGCTTGGACTGAGACATTCCCAAGCTGACGCGTCGCTCCCGGATCCGCGCGCCGATCGCGATGTCGATCCGGGCGTGTTCGTCGGTTTTGGTCATGGCCCGATGCTCCCTTGATGTCGTTCTCGGCGTTGTTGTTGCGCGATGGGGAGATTATGCACGGTATACCGTGGCTCGGTCAAGGGCGAAAATCACGGTATCTCGTGGATGTTGAAGTTTCCACGGGATACCGTCGATGACGCCTTGTCGAATGGGTGAGATTATCGTGGTTGTGAAAATTCTGACGATACACTTCGGATAGGTGGAAGGAATGGAAGACCAAGGTCGCGACGATCCGACCGAGACCGCCGCCCACGTCACCGTCGGAGGCGTCGGTTATCCGATCACCGACATCACGGCGCTGGGCGTGGTCGCGCTGCGTCCTCCGCGGGGGGATCCCGCCTCGCCTCCGGTGTACGCCTTGGTGCTGTCCACCCCGGGGGGTGATGTGGTGGCCTTGAAATCCCCCGACTTGGCGGAAATCGATCGCGTCGCCGCCGCGATTCGCGACGTGGTCCGCGCGTGTCTCGCCGGCCCGTCCTCGCCCGCCGAGATGGTCGACCCGGCGACGGGTCTGCGCGCCGACGAGACCGCGTGTCCGAAATGTTGGAACATCTACCCGGCTTCGGAGCCGAGATGCCCACGATGCGCCGGCGGGACGGCTCGAACCGCCGCCCCCCTCATCGCCGCGCCCGCCCGCCCGCCCGAACCCGATTTTGATCTCACGGGCTTGCCGACGGCGCGCCCCCGGTCCTGGACGGCGCCGACGTCGGATTCCGGGCGCGGCGACCCCGCCGAAACGAGCGCCCGCCCGAGCGCGCTTTCCGTCGAGATCGACGGGCGTCCCCGCGCGCTTTCCGACATCGACGCGCTGGGTGTGGTCAAACTGGCGCCGGCGCGACCGGAAATCCCGACCAGGTGGTCGCTGATGCTCGCCGGTCCGGCGGGGGTGGAGGCGGCGTTGATCTCAACCGACGCGAGGGAGGTGTCGTGGGCGGCGGAATCCGTCCGCGACGCCCTCGCCGCGCGAAACGGGATGCGTCCGGTCGCGGGCGGAGACGCGGCGGTATCCATGGACGCGCGCGCCGAGGCGAAGGTGACGCCCGGCTTGTCCGTCTGGATCGGCGGCGAATATCACCTTCTCTCGATGATCGACGCGCTGGGCGTGGTGACGCTGGCCCCCGCGCGCCGGGAAGTCCCGACCCGTCACGCCCTGGTGTTCATCGGCCCGGTCGGTGTGACGGTGCCGCTGATCTCCACCGACGCCGGGGAGACGGCGCGAACCGCGACGACGACGCTCGCCGCGCTCGCCGCGAAAAACGGTTGGTCGTCGCCCGCCGCGTCCGGGGCGCCGGAACCGCTCCCGCCCGAATCCCCGCCGCGACTTGATGAGCGGGCGGTGCGGGCGTTCGTTGAGGACCATTGGCGGGCGGTGCTGAGTTGCCGGAACGACCAGCCGGCGCTGCGGGAGGTGGTCGATCGCTTCCCCGACCAAATCGAAAGAATGTGCGCGACGTTGCCGCGGGACCAAGCCGACGCGTTCGCCCGCGCGGCGGTGATCGAACGCCAAAAACTCATCGACGAGACCAATGCCGATCTCGCCGGCGTCGCCGCCCGCCTCGGCGTGACGCTTCCGTCCGCTGGCGGTCGCTCGCTCGCCGGAGAGGTCGGTCGCGACGTGGCTCGCACCGCCGTGAGGGCGGCGGTATGGGGTGGTATCTTCGCGCTGTTCAACAACCGATGAGGGGGATATCGACGTCCGCCGATTCGGGGAGGGGCGTGGAAGCATAGCGGCGCATACGCCGCTATGTTGTGTTACCGATCCGTAACACACCAAATCATTGACCCTATCGTCCGATAGTCGTATTATTTCGATGGTATCTCGACGCGGACCGCGGCGGGGTGCTCATGCCGACTGGGACTCGGTGAGTACACTGCGGGGGTTACCCCTCGCATCGACTTGGGTGAACGGTGGCCTCCGCTCACCCTAAACGCTGCCGACCGCCGCGCTCAACCGCGCGGTCGAACAGTAATGTGTAACTCACGGAACAGTGTTTCACCATGGCAATGGTTAATACAGCCCCTCGGCGGGTAGCACAATCGGCATACTCAAGCGAAAATCTCCGGTTTCACTCGCGCGCGTTGATCGACGGAATGTCGATGTCCGCGATTCGCGGGTTGGCCGGCGGTTGGATTTCGTCGCGATCGCGCGAATACGCGAGAAATGTCTGCGGTCATCCGCGCTTCATCCACGTGTCCGCTCGACCCCGACGGCATCGGGAACGTGAGCGCGCACCATCGTATTCCGAGTGGACGTGGACGGGTGAACTCGTTATCTTTTTCGCCGTTCGGGCGCGGATCACGCGCTTTTCTCCCGCCGCTTCAAGGCCGGCCCACACGCCGACCGCGGGATTGATCGGGCCGGCGTCGTCTCCGCGAGATCGGCGCCCATGACCGGACGGCGGGAATCCACCCGCCGGTCCGGCCCCCTTCCCGGCGAACGGATCCCCCTCGCCGGCGCTCCCAACCTTCAATCATGCGACGGCGGTCGGTGGATCTTCGCTCGATCTCAACGTCGTTCATGATCAGTTCTTGACCGGAGGCGAACGTGTCGGCAGTTGATGATGATGTTGAACGGCTACTGGCGATATTTCTGAAAGAAAAAGGCGCGGAGAGGGGCGGTAAAATTATCGCGCGGTGGCTAAGTCTACGCCGTCATATGAATGGCGAATTAGCGGCGCCCAGTCAAAATCAACGACAACGCCCTGATCTCGTCGGGAGTCATGTTCTTTGTGATTGAGCGCGCAATGGCGCGCTCCTCCCAGTCGTCTTCGGCGTAGGCCAATAGATCGGCGACGGCCAACCCGGCGCCCTTCGCGATATCCTCAATGACTTGGATCGTGGTGTTGCCCCCCGCGAGGGCGTCGGCGACGGTTTGACGTGACAAACCCGCCCCCTTCGCCCAGTGGCTGGGGTTCTTGATTTCGCCGTGATTCGCCATGAAACGCTTCATGGCGATGGAAAGGGCGGTGGGCGGCTTCATGTCACCCATTATGCGGATCCCTCCATCCTTCGCGACGCAAACGTACCGGTGGTGATCGGGGAGATTCTCCCTTGAAATTCACGATATACCGTGGCACCATCGCGCCCATGCTCGACATCGACAAATCCATTCATCGCATTCAGGCCTTCGCCGTCGAAACCGGTAAGTCGCCGGCGCAGTTCGCGGCGGAGGCGAAAATTCCGGCGAGCACGGCGCGAGATCTTTTGAGCGGCAGGGGAAACCCCACTCGCGACACGATCCGCGCCATGGAGTCCGTTGTTCCCCGCGATTTTCGACGCTGAAGGACATCACATGTTTCAGTTTCGAAAGATAACTGGTGACGTCCGACGCCATTTCGACCTCGACAACGGTCATGCCGGTTCGGCGGAAGGTCGGCGCCGGTTCCGCCGCGGGGGCGCGATCCATTTCGCGCCGCACTCCGAACACCGCGCGAACACCGCGCCGTCCTCTCGCCGCGCTCTCGGTTCCCCGCGTTTTCGTCGACAGACGGGACACGGCATCGCGCACTCCTCCCCGGCGGGGACGAGGATTTCCCAAATCACGCGGTGCCCCGGGCCGACCAATCGCCCGGTTCGTGGTCGACCGATCACGCGCTTCGGCGCCTCCGTCATCTCGTTTTCCCCCTTCGCGCCCGGCGCCCCGTTCTCTCGGGCGCCCCTTGATCACGGGAAGATTTTGCCATGAGCGAACTGCCGGCGGCCATCGGCGAACCGGGCGGAACTCCGCCGAAACCAAGCGAGAAGTCGCGCGGTCGGGCGCGGGACGTCGTCTCCCGCGCGCTGTCGCGCGCCATTCACGCCTTTTGGGGCGGTCGCTACGGCGGTCGCAAGGAACTGACCGCCGCCGCCGAGGCGGGGGAGCGGACGGCGAGCGACTGGATTTCCGGCAAGCATCTGCCCGACGCGGTGTCGGCGGTGTTGATCGCGCTGCGGAGCCGACCGTTTCGGCGTTGGCTGCGTCGCGTCCTCGATCTCGCCGACGCCGCGCATCGCCGACATGAACACGCCCGAGCGCTGGCCGAGCTGGAGGCGATGGATCCCTCCGCCGCGCGTCCGCCGCTTCGCTCGTTCTTCGGCGAGATCGCGCGCCGGGTTCGCGCCGAGCGGGAGCGGCGTCGCGCCGCCCGCGACGCGGCCCCCCCCCTCGTCGACGCTCGGCGTTTCTTGATCGTTCGTCTTCCGCGCCGCTTCGCTTTCGGACGGAGGGCCGCGTGATGCCCGACGTCGTGTTGAGCGATCCCGTCGCGGTTCTCGGGGAGAGGGTCGGCCGCGCGGCCCGGCGCGTCACCGTCGGCGCCGACGGGTTCACCGCGCTGGGCGACGGACCGCTCGTCGCCTGGTGGTCCTACGACCCCCGGGGGCCGGGGGTTTCCAATCGGCATCGCGCCGCCGCCGACTCCGCGTTCGCCTCGGCGCCGGGGGGCGCGGCATGATTTACGGATCGGTGTGCAGCGGGATCGAGGCGGCGTCGGTCGCGTGGAAACCGCTGGGCTGGCGCCCGGCGTTCCTCTCGGAAATCGACCCGGGCGCGCGCGCCGTTCTCCAACACCGCTTTTCGGGGGTGCCTCTCCATGGCGACTTCACGACGATCCAGGCCGGCGATTACGAGCCAATCGACCTTCTTGTTGGCGGCACCCCCTGCCAGCCCTTCTCCGTCGCGGGATTGCGCGGCGGATTGTCCGACGCGCGGGGAAACTTGGCCCTCGAGTATCTTCGCTTGGCTGAGCGTCTTCGGCCCCGTTGGTTGGTTTGGGAAAACGTCCCCGGAGTCCTTTCCTCTTTCTCCGCCGCCGACGCGCCGGGTGATCCGGCGAACGACCACGACGGGGAAATCGTCGAGACGAGCGACTTCGCGAGTTTCCTCTCCGGTCTTCAAGAACTCGGGTATGGGTTCGCCTACCGAATTCTGGACGCTCAATACCTCGGAGTTCCCCAGCGACGCCGTCGTGTCATCCTTGTCGGATATCTTGGAGACTGGAGACGTGCCGCCCAAGTACTTTTTGAGCGCGAGAGCTTGCGCGGGGATCCTCCGCCGCGCCGCGGCGCGGGGACGGCAGTTGCCGCCCTTACTTCGAACGGCGTTGGAACATGTGGCGCGGACGACAACCAAGCCCAAGCCGGACATTTGATCGCGTTCGGGGGGAACAACACGTCCGGCCCGATCGACGTCGCCGCCCTCAACGCGGGCGGCACGGGGCGGCGTGATTTCGAGACCGAGACGTTCGTCGCGACGGTCTCACCGCCGCTGACCGGGAATCCATACGGCGATCATGAGGCCCGCGATGGTCTGCTCGTCGCCCACACGCTCCGCGCCGAGGGTTTCGACGCGAGCGAGGACGGCACGGGGCGGGGAACTCCGATAATTCCCGTCTACGCCATCCAGGAGCGCGCGGTATCGGAAAACATCGAGGCCGGCCCGCGAGGCAAGGGCTGGCAGCGTGATATCGCCTACACGCTTGAGGCCCGCCACCACGCCCAGTACGTCGCCTATCGGACGGCGGGAGACGGCGGTGTGTACGAGGAGGGCGAGGCGACGGCGCCGCTCACGACGGGAACCGACCGCGCCGCGCAACTCGTTCTGGAACCCTCGTTGAGGATGGGCGTCCGTCGCCTCACTCCGCTCGAGTGCGAACGCCTTCAGGGATTCCCCGACGACTGGACGCTCGTTCCCATCCCCCCGCGCGCGATGTCCCGAGTGGTCGATCACGTTCTCCAAGCTGTCGGCGTGAAGCGCCCGGCGCGGGTTCGCATGGCGCCCGACGGGCCACGCTACAAACAGTTGGGGAACGCGATGAACGTCGCGGTGATGCGCTGGATCGGCGAACGGATCGCCGCCGTCGAGTCCGAAATCATGGAGGAGAGGGAGGCGTCGTGAAGCCCATCGACCAGGATTCTCCCCCCGCCGCCGAGATCGCGGCGGCGTTGTCCGGTCTCCGACCAAGCGCGCGGGCGAAGGCGTCGGCGGTCCTCGCCCTGTTGACCGCCGCCGTTTGCGAACGGACGCCGTGTCCGACCAATCCGGCGCTCGTCGACGCGTTGGGAATTTCCGAAACGGCGGTCAGAGATACGCTTGTCAAACTCGTCGCCCGCGGTCTTGTGCGGATCGAACGGTCGGGCGGTTTTCGGCGCGCGGCGGTTGGAAACCGTTGGACGGAGTGGAGCGTGCTGGGCGCGCGCGACGGCGTGGGAGGCGCGCGCAAACATGCCGATGTCGCCCCGTCCGACGACCCCCCGCCCGAGACGACCACCCCCAACCCGCGCCGCGTCGCCAAACCGGCGTGGCGCCTGAGCGAGACCGATGCGTTGAGGTTGCGGCGCCGCAACCTCAGCCTTATTCAGGAATTTGGGGATGATCTAAAGAATATGCCCGAGCATATCAGCGAATTGCGCGCGAACTACGAAACTCTCTTCTATTTGCCCTCGCCATGACGCGGCTGTCCGATATCCCCCATGCGGCGCGAAAGCGCGCCCGGACCGAAGACGCCCTTCAAATCGCGGCCGTGACGGCGCTGGGCCTGATCTTGGCCCCCGAGGTCGTGTTTTTTCACGTCCCCAACGGAGGCTTTCGTCGAAAGGCGGAGGCGGCGCGGCTGTCGGCGATGGGCGTTCGCGCGGGCGTCCCCGACCTCCTGTTTCTCCACGCCGAGCGGTGTTTCGGCGTGGAACTGAAATCGGCGACCGGGCGGACATCTCCCGAACAAAAGGCGGCTCACGCGGCGTTCGCCGCGGCCGGGGTTCTGGTCGCCGTCGCCCGTTCGCTTCCCGAGATCCTGGGGGCGTTGACGTCCTGGAACATTCCGATGAGGGGAAGGGTGACGATATGACCGAAACGAGCAAGCCCGCCGAGATCGGCGGAAACGACGTGGGCGGTCTCGCCGCCGCGCAACTCCGTTCGGTGACCGGGGCGGCTCTCATCAACTGGGGAATCCCCATCAGAGCGAGGATCGCGGCGGGGTCGTCCCCTGTCGAACGACGCCGCCCGTTCGGCGGCATGAACCTGTGAGTGAGTGAATATGTCCGAGACCAACAGGGCCTATGAAATCCAGACCGTCGATCGACTGATCGCCGTTCTCAACAACGGCGACGACGGCGCCGACGCCACGCGGGATTACCGGACCCTCGTCGAAACCCTGGGTTCCTACGTCGAGAATTACGGCGGCACCCACAAGGGCAAGCTGACCCTGACCATCAGTTTCGCCGCCGACGCCAAGGGTATCGACGTGGCGATCGAATCCAAGGCGACCTCGCCCAAGCGCCCGGTTCTGAAGGAACGCTTCTTCGCGACCGAGAAGGGCGACGGTTTGACCGCTCGCGATCCGGCGCGGGGAACCCTCTTTGAAGGCGACGACTTGGGCCGTCGCCGCGGCCAAGGCGCTTGATCACCCCTTTTCCACCACGACACACCGAGGACGAAACATGTTCACCGACCAAAGCACCGGCGACGCCGCCGCGATCATCTCCCAAATGGAGGCGCTCGATCCCGCCAGACTGCTCACCTTGCCGAACGGGAAGGTCGTCGTCGACGAGCCGGCCGGACGGGAGGTCAAAAGCGTCAAGGCGTTGCTCGATGAGTATCTCGAGCGGCCCGAGCGGCTGAAAACCACGGCGGAGTTGACGACCGCCGAGAGCTTCATCGACTACATGAACCGCTTCAAGAAGCCGGAAAGCGCGGTGTTCGCGGGCGGAACCGTCAAGTCGCCCGAGATGCTGGGCATGGTCGATTATCACGGCGTGGGGCCGAACGCCGATCCCAGCTTCTGCGAGCACATCGCGAAATACACCTTCCCCCTGTCCGATCCCATGACGGCGTGGATCAACGCGACGCGGGAGGGGCTGAAGGATCAAGCGACCTTCGCCGTCTTCCTCCAGGATCGTCAGTACGACATCGAGAATCCCCCGCTCGACTGGATGATGTTGCCCAAGGACTCTCTCGACCTCGTGCTCGATCTTCTGAACCTGCACGACGACAAGGGCGAGATCGACGACGCGGCGCTGGACGCGGAGCGCGTTGAGGCCGACGACCCCGACGAGGATCGGTACATCCCGCGGTCGGCGGTTCACAAGCTGCGCAAGATCCGCTTCGGCAACGTCCAGCGCCTCAACGCGCTGTCGCGCGGGATCGAGATCGCGGTCGGGCAGAAGGTCGTCTCGGCGTTCAGTCCCAAGACCGGCGAGCGCGTCGTTCATTTCAGCGAGGAGCACGACACCCGCGACAGCGCCGGTCGAAAGATCACCGTGCCGGAAATGTTCTTCGTCAACATCCCGGTCTTCGATCGCGGCGAGAGGCACCTGTTGCCCGTGCGTCTGTTCTATCGCCAGAAGGGCGGAACGCCGTTTTGGGGCGTCGAACTGATCGACGCGCCGCGTCTCATCAAACTCGCCGTCGATGCCGTCGCCGCCAAGGTGGGCGAGGAGACCGGCCTCCCGGTTTTCTCCGGCAAGCCTTCCTGATCGTAGGCCGATCCATGTCCGGTGCCGACGATCACGCGGCGCCGGACAAACGGGAGGAACCATGACCGTCATCGACCTTAATGCCCGCATCGCCACGCGCCGGTCGTCGGCGACGAGCGTTTTGACGATACCCCCCTTCCCTATGCCGAAAAGGTGCTGGAGGGATCCGGGGTTTGGCCGGACTGGCTGCGAAAGGCCGTCGTGAAGGCGGGGATGGGGAGGGGTGCGTGGAAATGATCAAGATATGCGAGCGAGTTTGGCGCGCCGCCGTGATTTTGGCGAAGGCTGTTTTCATGGTCGCATGCCTGTTCGTCGTCGTCGTCTCCGCGGCCGCGCTGTTCCGGGCGCCCCCGCACGTCTTCATCGGAGCGTGCGTCATCATCGCCGCCGACATCGTCGGCGCGGCGATCCTGCTCGCCTTCAGCGATGTCCTCGTGATCCGCGTCGACGGGCGCGACAAGACTGATGAGGTCGCGTGATGCTCGACCCCCGCCCCCGCGACTGGCCGTTCGGGAACCTCACGCCGCGTCGGTACGGCGTGATCCTCGCCGACCCCCCATGGAAGTTCAAAACGTGGTCGGAGAAGGGCAACGGCAAACCGTGCCCTTACCCCACGATGACGCTCGATGAGATCGCCGCGTTGCCGGTCGGGTCGCTGTCAAATCGTAACTGTATGTTGGTGATGTGGACGACCGCGCCGTTTCTCCCCGCCGCGTTGACCGTGATGGATGCGTGGGGTTTCAAGTACGCGACCATGGGCTGTTGGGAAAAACTGACCGTCGACGGCGATCCGGCGATCGGCACCGGCTACTATTGGCGGTCGTCGGCGGAGCCGTGGATTGTGGGGACGCGCGGCTCCCCCGGACGTTGGCGCAACATGGCCGTGCCCAACATCATCTCCGCCCGCCGGCGCGAGCACTCGCGCAAGCCGGACCGCCTCTATTCCGATTTGGACCGCGCTTATCCGGGGGTCGAGAAGGCGGAGCTTTTCGCCCGTTCCACCGTCGCCGGCTGGGATTGCTGGGGAAATCAGGTTGATCTCTTCGATAACGAGGTGGCGGCATGAGACACGTTCGCGCCGACAAGATCGGAAACTCCCGCCTCGAGACGACGCCGGGCGTCGCCCGATGCGGAACGTGCGCCCACCACGTCGGGGATTTCGCCGACGGGCCATGCCGCGCGTGTCGCGAGATTCGTCCGGGCGAGGGGTGGGAGCCTGGGCGCGGCGCGCGATCGGCGGGGGAGGGCGCGGCGCCATGATCGACCGATCCAACGACATCGCCTCCGCCTTGTTGTGGACGACGCGCCTCGTCGCCTCCCGCGCGGAGGCGTGGATTGAAACTCCCGATGGTCGATATCGGTATCAACTCCGCCGAACGATCGACCCGTTCGACGGTCCGGCGGCGGTGTTCGTCATGCTCAATCCGTCGACCGCCGCCGCCGCGCGCGACGATCCAACGATCCGCCGGCTTCGCGGCTTCGCGGCGCGCTGGGCGTGTTCGGAACTGATCGTCGTTAATCTGTTCGCGCTGCGATCGACGAACCCCGCCGCGATCTTCGCGGCGCCGGATCCGGTCGGCCCGGACAACGACGCGTTCATCGCCGCCGCCGTCGACCGCGTGGCGGGCGGGCGTGGAACGCTCGTTTGCGCCTGGGGCGCCGCCGGTCGCGATAAATGGGGCAGGGCGATGGTCGACGATCGCGCGGCGGCCGTCGAAAACCACATCCGTTCCCGGGGCGTCACCCCGCTGGTCCTCCGCCTGACCAAGGGCGGACGCCCGGAACACCCCTTGTACATCCCCGCCGAGACGACCCCGGTTCCCTGGATTCGCGAGGAGAGGTCATGACCCGCGTCGACGGCCCCGATTTCCCGAGGTGGGCCGTGCCCAAAACGGTCATCGAGGGCGGGCGGACGCGCAGCGTCCACGAGGCGTGGTGCGTCGATTGCGGGGCATCCGCGCGGCTCCGCGCCAACACGGCCGATCTCTCGCTGATCAAAAACAATTACGCCGGCAAGGGATGGATCCTCGGCGACGGGCCGATCCGTTGTCCCGCGTGCGCCGAGAAAGCCCGGCAACGTCCCCCCAAAAAAGAAAGGAAACCGCTCATGCCCGCCAAGTCCGAACCGCGCGCCGCCGTCGTCGAGCCGACCGCCGAGACGACCGTCGAGGAAGCCGCGCGGATCGTCCGCAAGATCAACGAGGTCTTCGCCGACGGTCGATATCTCGACGGTTGGTCCGATCGCAAAATCGCGACCGCCTTGGACGTCGCTCCCGCCAAGGTGAGCAAGGCCCGAGAGATGTTCATCGGTCCCATCAAGGAGGATCCGGCGATCACGGCGTTGCGTTCGGATGTCGAGGCGGTCGAAGGCATGCTGAGCGGCATCAAGGCGCGGCTGGCCGAGTTGGCGGAGGCGGCGTGATCGACGCTCCGCGCCTGTCCTCATTCGAACATGTTGTGATCGAGATGATGGTCTGGTGGATCAACGAGGGATTCGCGGCGATCGACGCCGCGACCGCTCACGCCCCGACGTGGACGGAGGTGCGCCGGGCCGTCAATCGCATCGCCGCGCGCACGCGCCGAAGAGGTGGATCATGACGATCGAAAAATGTCCGTATTGCGGACGCCCGTCGGAATTGAGCCGGTTGACGGCATTGCCCGGACTGACGCGGCGTCAGCGCGACCTTCTCTCCTTTCTGTCGGGCCGCGAAGATGACGTGATGCCGTCGTACGCGGAAATGGCCGACCATCTGGGGCTGAAGTCGAAGTCCGGCGTCGCGCGTCTGATCCGGGGGCTGGAGGAGCGCGGTCGCGTCGGTCGCACCGGCACCGCGCGCGGGCTTATCGTCATTCGCGGGATATCGCCGGCGTCGAAGGTCGTGACATGACGGCGACCTCCTCCTTCCGCGCCGGGATTCAACATGCCGCCGGCATCCTCGTCGAGATGGCCGAGGCTTCGCGCCGAGAGGTCGGACACGAAACCGATCTCGGGCGGTTTTATCGCCTCACGCACGCGGCGGAAGAGATTCGCAAGGCCGCGCGCGGAGCCGAGCCGCCCGCGGGGGTTCAGGAGATTTTGTCGTTTGGTGGAGGCGCGGCGTGAGCGCGAGCGACGCCCTGGACGCCGCCACCGAACAGGTGTGCTGGTGGATCGAGAACGGGTTCAGCCCGGTCGACGCCTCCGCCGCGTTGCGGCTTCCACGCGTCGCGTATTCGTGGGGAGAGATCATCTTCGCCGCCGCCTTCGCGTTGCTGACCATCGGGGGGCGATCCCTCAACAAGGCAAATTTGCGCTGATAATCAAGGAATCATGATATGGCGCGCATTCGCTCCACCTTTCCGGGACAATGGACAGACGAGGATTTCGTCGAGTGCTCCGCGCTCGCCCGGCTCCTCGTCCTCGCCCTTCGTAACGAGGCCGACGACCAAGGGGTTTTTGAATGGAAACCGGTCGGACTGAAGATGCGGCTGATGCCCGCCGACAATATCGATATGTCCGCCCTCTTGTCGGAACTGGAGGAGCGCCGGCAGATAGTGCGCTTCACGGTGCACGGGAAGGTTTACGGCGCGATCCGCAACTTCGTCCGTTACCAGAAGCCCAAGAAGCCGACGAAGGTCCACCCTCTGCCGCCCGAACTGCATGAATGGGTCAGAATGGACCTTTGGGGGGGCGCGAAGAAAAGATCCGGTTCCGAACCGGACACCGATCAACGCGACGACGGTTCGGAACCGGATGATGATGATGTGGGGGTGTGTTCGGAACTCGCCGCGCGTGAACGGGGGGCGAGTTCAGAACGCAAGCGCCACCAACGCGGGTCGAGTTCCGAACCGGACACCGATCAACGCCCGTCGGTTCCGAAAAGTTCGGAAACGGCCGCGCTGAGGGAGGAGGGAGGAGGGAAGAGGGAAGAGAGATCTGAAATTGGAACGGCGGCGGCTTTCACGCGCGAGCGCACCCCCACGCGCGAAGGCCCGCCGCCGCCCGATGATCCGGGATCGGGGGATTTCGGCGCCGGAACCGTCGCGGCGGTACAAGCCGTGAAATCCGCGGTTTCCAAGGCGTTCGAGGATATATTCGACCTGCCGGACCGCCCCTTCGGCCCCCGCGACGAGGAGCTTTTCGCGGCCTGGATCGGGGATGGGTTCGATCGCGGCTTGACGCCGGATCGAACCGCCGAAGCCGTGGCCGAGGAGGTTAGCCGGCAGTTCCGTCGTCTCGCCGAACGCAAGCCCGACGACCCGCCGCGCAGCCTCGCCGCCGTTCTCGACCACGACGTTCGCCGAGCCGTCGCCCAAGCCGCCGCGACGCGATCGGCGAGGCCTTCGGTCCCTCCCGCCGTCGTTCCGCCGCCATGGTCCGAGCGCTTCGATCCGACGACGTACCAGCGCTGGATCGCTCCCATCGCCAACGGGATCGTCATCTCCTCCGGTTCGGCCCGGATTGTCGCCCCGAACGTGATGCACCGCGATTGGCTCGTCGGGCGTCTTGAAGCCGATATCCGCCACTGCCTGGGCGTGGACGAGGTCGTGGTCGTCGTCTCCGACAAGAGGGCCGCGTGATGACCGATCTCCAAGATTCCGAACGCCAACGCTGCGAAATCTGGACGCGGGTGATGGGCTATCACCGCCCGGTCACGTCGTTCAACAAGGGCAAGCGATCCGAATTCCGCGACCGCACGCCGTTCCGTGAGCCGGACTTGAGCGGGGAGGGTGAGGAGTGAGCGCGCTTCGACCATACCAATTCAAGGCCGTCACCGATGTGCGGGCGGCGCTCGAAACCCATCACTCCGTCGTCTTGCAAATGCCGACCGGATCGGGAAAGACCTTCACGGGGGTGGAGATCGCGCGGGAACGGCTTGGGGTCGGTCCCGTGTGGTTCCTGTGCCACCGAAAGGAACTGATCAAACAAGCGATGCGGACGTTCAAACGCGCCGGGATCGATTTTGGCGTCATCGCCCCGTGGGCGAAGCGAGAGCCGGGCAAGCTCATGCAAATCGGTTCCGTCGATACCCTGCGGAACCACGACGCGGAGTTCCCAAAGCCGAAAACGGTCATGTGGGATGAATGCCACCGCGCGGCGGCGAAGACGTGGGCCGCGTTGATGCGGCGTCACCCGCAAGCCGCCCATGTCGGACTGACCGCGACACCGGAACGGCTGGACGGGAAGGGGCTGGACGACCTGTTCGAGGCGCTGGTTGTCGGGCCGTCGGTCGCGGATCTGATCGACGCCGGGCATCTATCGCGCTTTCGCTGGTTCGCCCCGACCGAGCCGGACTTGACTGCCGCGCGCATGAGCAAGGGCGACTACCGCGCCGACGATCTGGACAAGGCCATGAACCGCCCGGTCCTGATTGGCGACGCGATCGAGCATTACCAGCGCATCGCGCCGGGGACGCGGGCAATCGTCTTTTGCCCGTCCGTCGCCATGAGCGAGAATGTCGCCGCGCGGTTCCAAGAGGCGGGGATATCCGCCGCTCACGTCTCCGGCAACTCCCCGGATGCCGAACGAGATCTCCTCGTCGCGGATTTCGCCGCCGGGCGGATCAAAGTTTTGGTCAACGTCGACCTGTTTATCGAGGGCTTCGACGTTCCCGGCATCGAAACCGTGATCCTGTTGCGCCCCACGAGGTCGCTCCGCGTCTTCCTGCAAATGGTTGGGCGCGGGCTTCGGTTGGATGCCGGGAAAACCATCGTGACGGTTCTCGACCACGCCGGAATGTGCATGGAGCACGGGTTCCCGGACGCGACGTTTGAATGGTCTCTTGAGGGTGGAGCGCGAACGCGCCGGATCGAGAACGCCCGGAAGGCGGGAGAGGTGATCCGCCGTTGCCCGAAGTGCGGATGCGCCCATCCGATCTCCGCAATCTGCCCGGAGTGCGGGTACGAGTATCCGGCGGGGCGGGAGCCGGGGCGGTTTGATGGGGCGCTCCACGAAATAAGGTGCGGCGCAGCGAAACCGATGACGGTGAGTGGTTTCGCAAAAGAATGCGGGGTCGTGAAGGCGACCATTCACAACTGGATTAGCCGTGGGATGCCACACCCTAATGCCGGGGCTGGGGCGGCTATAGACTGGATTGAACGAAATGTCGATGCGGATAGAATAAGGCAGCTTAATGCTACACTGAAAAACAGCAAGGAAACCGGTGAGACTTTAACTCGGTTTTCCAATAGTAGAGGTATTGGGATAGGGTCAATTATAAGATGGAGAAAGTGCGGCATGCCGGATCCTACGCGCGATCATGCCGAGGCGGACGCGTGGATCAAAAATAACGTCGATAGAGATTCTCTGAGAAAGCGGTCTCGCGCAAAACGTGATGCAAATAAGTTTTCTACGTCGCTCACAGAATTCGCGAAAAAAAACCATGTATCCACTTCAACAATTTGCGGTTGGATGGCGCGTGGGATGCCAGATCCGAGAATTGATGATGCCGGATCAGGCAAATGGATCATAGAGAACATCAGCGTTGAGCGAGTATACCTCCTGTCGTCCGCCCTTGATATCAGCAAAAAAACACAGAAAACGCTGTGCAGCTTTGCGCGGAGACTCAATGTGAGCGAGGCGACCGTCTATAACCTGAGAAAGCGGGGGATGCCGGACCCGAGAATGAACGAAGCGGGCGCCGAGCAATGGGTCCGCGACAACACGAAGATCGTCATTCCTGAATCCGCCTGGGAAGGTGTGCCGGATGAGGACGCCACGCCCCAAGGCGGGGCGAACACCAACACCGAACAGGATGGAGAAGCCGCGTGAACGTATGGACCTTCACCGGGCGCCTCGGCGCCGACGGCGAGTTGCGGACGACGCAGAGCGGCGAGCGCGTGCTGAGCTTCCGCGCCGCGAACGACGTGGGCTTCGGCGACCGCAAGACCACGCAATGGGTCGAGTGCTCGATGTGGGGAAAGCGGGCGGAAGCCGTCGCGCCGCACCTCAAAAAGGGACAGCAGGTCGTCGTCTCGGGAGAGTTGACGATCCATGAGTTTGAGCGTCGAGACGGATCGAAGGCGTCCGGCCTTCGGGTCCGGGTCAACGATGTGACGCTCGTCGGCGGGAAACCCGAAGGGCAAGGCGATCACGACGAGAAGGCAAGCGCTCCGGCGCGCCCCCGACCGACGGAAACCGCGCCGCGCCACGACGATCTCGACGACGATATTCCGTTCTGAGACGAAAACCGCCGCCGGTCCCCTCGCTCTCGTGGACGCGTCTTCACTTCGCGCGCTGGGCGTCGCGGTGTTTGAATATCGACGTGGATCGACTGCGCGTTGAGAAGGTTGAAACGCCTTCATAAGGGCGAGGCCGGGTCGAGATCACCAATTCGCCGGTGTGGGGTGGGGTGTGGAATAGGGTGTTGTCGCCTGAACATGGGCGCCTCGCGCGCCGCATAGTCGACAGCGCGCTCGACGGGCGATCATCACCAACGGTGTCCCCGGCCCCCATCGCCGGACAGCCTCGTCGATCTTGACGGAACCATGGTTTCGGCATCGCTTTCCGTCCACCCATCCCGAGACGCACCAAATCTCCAGCGTCGTCGCCCCGCGACGCCTCAAGGTCTCGAGAGCGGTATCTCCGTGGGTCGGTTCCATGGCTGGAACATAACAGGAACGTGCGGTCGCCGAAAATCCCCTTTTTGGATTCAGTTCGCGGTTCCGTCGGGCCGCCATACCCATGTCGGCCTAGACCCAGCGGTCGTCCCCCCTACCTCCCAAAATTCGCCAATACCGCGAACGGGTCCGACTTGTTGGTCCACTCGAACGTGGGCGTCCGAGAGACGGGGGCCGATCGTCCTCGGGGCCTCTTCCTCGCGCGCTCACCGGCCTTATCCTCGCGCGGCTCCGTCGGCAGTTTGCGGCGCAATTCCGATAGGGCGTTTCGCGGCGCCCGATGATCGGACGGCGATAGGGACACCGCTTGGTGCCGGGGGCGGCCGTCAACGACGAAACTCACCTTGGCATGTTTTCCCCCGTGCGTGATCGTGTGAGGGATCCCGCGCCGGTCCAGTTCGAAGGTGACGACATCGAGAATGATCGTGTTCAATGGTCCTCTCCCTCATTATCTCGCGGCGCGGCCTCAAAGCGCCGCGCCTCCCGCATGGATGCGATCCAACACCGCGCCGCGTCGACCCCGTCCTGACGGCCCATCTTCGCGGCTACACATGAATTCGACCAATAAGATACGTTATGGAAATTCAAAGCGTGACATCCAATGTTCTTTGGTTTGCTCCCGCCGAAGCATAACGGAATCATCCGCGCCCATAAGGGCGCGACATCGTGCTGTTTCCACCCGGTGCCGGTGGGTACGGGTCATCCGCGCCCGCATGGGACGCGACAATCGCGGATGATACGCCATTCGGGAGTCCGAAAACCATTCGGGAGTCCGAAAAGCCGCGATCGGGGGGCCTCCAAAAAACCGCGATGGGGGATCACGCGGCGCGATAGGCGAACGCGCCCCGATCGGTGCGGACCCTCTCGAAGCGGCCATGACGGAGTTGCCCGGACGCCAGAACCTCTTGGTATGACACCTCGCAGGTCGTCCCGCGTAGTGAGCCGCGTATCGTCCAGAGGCGCGCGCGATCGGCGTTGGAGACGTCCTTGCCGGGGAAGACGCGGCATAAAACGCCGAACGGCGTGCGGACGACGAACCCGCCGAGCGACCCGGCGTGTTTTCCCTTTCCCTCGTATGCGTCGACGATTTCGCAGTCCATGTCAAGGGCGGGCTTCAACTTCACCCACGCGTCCCCGCGCTTCCCCGGCTCGTAGAGGGAGCGGGGGGACTTCAGCATCGCGCCTTCCCAACCTTTCGCCCGGTACTCGGCATAGGCTTCCCTCGCCTCCGCCTCGTTGTGGACGACGCGCCTCTCCAGGCGGATGACGCGGGGATCCCCGCACGCCGCGACGACCGCATCCACGTCCGCCAACCTGTCGACGAGATTCTTGGACTCCCCGTCGCGCACGAGGTCGAGCGGGTGGAGCGCCAGCCGGGCTTGGGTCTGCCCCCTCGCGGCTGAAAGCGTCCCCGCGAAGCCCGTGTCGGCGAGGAGTTCCATGTCGAGCCAACACGGCCCGCCGGCGGAGCGCGCGAGTTTCACGACCGCGCCGGCGAGCGCCGGAAGGTCGCGGCCTTCACGGGAGACGGCGGAGACGACGCGCCCGTTTTCAACGCGGACCATTCCGCGGATGCCGTTGGCCTTCGGTTCGGCGATACGGGGATAGGTGATCGGCCCTTCGAACGGGGCGGCGAGCATCGGTTTCATGGGGCGGCTCTCCAAAAACCCATTCCGGGGGTCGGCGGCGGTCGTTTGGGTTGGTCCGGTCCGAGCGGAGTCGTTCGCCGCTTCAAAAACCTCCACCGGGGGGCGACGCGGCGCGGACGCGGGCCTGGTGCCTGGCCATGACCGGGACGGCGGCGGGCGTGCCGACCCGCCAGATCGCCCGGACGCTGGGGGTGTCACACACCGCCGTCGTCAACCTCGCCCGACGCGGCGCGGAGCGGCTGACCGGGATCCTCTACGCAGGGCATGGTCGGGGTGAAGCCCCCACCTGATGAGGGCGAGCGTGTAGATCCCCCACGGGATCCTTCGGTGCCCCTTCGCCGCCTCCGGCATTGCCCACGCGTCCCATGCGGCCTTTGTGTAGCCGACCGACGCCGCGAGAGCGTCGCGCGTCGCCCCATGATCTTCGCGTAGCCTCAAAGCGAGGCCTCTCACCATCGCGACGGTCGGGGATCCGGACGGCAGCCACTGGACCGCCCCCCTTTCGATTTCCTGCTCCCTTTCCGGGGGTGAGCAAGTCTTGTCAAGGCGGTAGCGCGCCGGGAGCAGCGCCCCGGTCGGGCGACCTGGATCGATGATCGCCGTCGTGGGGGTGACCGTGCGGATCTGGATAAGGCGAAGGTAGTGCGCCTCCGCCTCGACCGGATCGTCGGTCGCGATGTAGTCGGACAGGGATCCCGCCTCGTCGCGGATAAAGACACGGATCATGTGGCCGCTCCATCGGCCTTCACGGCGGCTTCCCAGCGCTCTTCCCAGCCGTCGTCGGGGTCTTTTTGGTGCGTGGTGATCTTTTCGAAGGCTTTCACCTCGTAGTCCCATTCCCATAGGCGATATTCTTCGCGGAACATATAAATCGCGCCGGCGCCACTCGTCGCAAATACCTGTTCGCAGTCCCACTCGGCGTCTTTTTCGTCTATCTTTAAGTGGTTGACAAATTTTTTGATCTTTCGGGAATAGACGTTATAAATCTTTACATTATCTTCGGGGATAGCGTTCCGCTTTGCCCAATTTCTGCGATCCCGATCGTCATCATTGCTCATCCACTCGTCTTGCTCTCTTTTGGCATAGGCGTCGAACTGGTCGGCGAGCACGCGTCCCCTAGCCTCGTATCCAGGCCGCACCCATAAGCGGCTGACTCTGCCCGGACCGATCCAGTGCGCAATGACAAGTTCGCCACCGCGATGGCAGCCCCCCTCGAGCGGCGTCGCGTCGATGTGGCCACCGTCAACCGTCAGCTCCTCCCGAAATTTTCCGTTCGTCAGTCCGACGTATAGGCTTATCGTCATTTTTGCCCTCCCCTCACGCGTTGATGGTGTATCGTCTGACAATTTCGTCCATTTCGCGCTTGGTGTCGTAGCGAAGGGCCTCGTACGCTGCGCGTACTCCGGAGTCATGGGCGTGCCGCACAAGGTCGGCAGCGTGCGCGCGAGCTTCGACGATCGCGTTTATGGTCAGTGTCGGGGCTTCCGTCGGATCAAACATTATCAAGTTGGTGGCGTAGGCGGCGTAGGCGGCGGCGTCCTCGCCCACGCCTTGGGGGACACCGCACGCAAACACCCCAGCGGCATGGGACGCGGCGAGGGCGGCATCAAGTAGATCGTCACTCGTCGGATTTTCGGCCCACGCTTCCGCCGCCACGATCGCGAGGCGCGGGCGCTCCTCGCCTTCCGGCACAAAGCGGAGCGCCGTCCGGGCGCACGCGCATGCGGCTTTGACTGATGGAGCGCGGTCCGGCGTAAAATCCAGAATTTTACGGGCGCGCAGATGCGCGGCTTTGTCCAAACCCATTTCGGTGCCCATTTCTTCGGTCTCCCGGTTCGGGGCGATCGGTCGATCCGTCCGCCTCACAAAGAGAAAGATACATACATCGTATGTATGGGGCAAGCGAAAAACGGCGCGGTCGAAAGATGGCGCGCTTCAAAAACCTCCGGCGGGGCGCCCGCGACCGCCGCGGCGGCGCCTTCAAGCGATACCCCAAGTTCCGCGGCGACCGTCGCGAGGTCGGTGCGTTTTTCAAAATACGCGCGCGCGTCGTCAAGGATCGTGCGTGCGGTCGCCTCATCGAATTTCCGATTCATCGCCGCGTCGATTTCAGCTTCAAACTTGTCGTAAACTTTTTTCCCGATGGAAGCCGGAAGACCGGAGCGATGTCCGTTGAAATCATACGACGGCCAGTCTCTGTAATGATTCCACTCGCCCACGGATTCAAGGTGACGCCATTCGGAAAATCGCGTCCGCCCCAAATACGGATCGATGACGACGGCAACGCGCCATTCGTGCTTTCCGATTCTCACCGCCGGTGTTTCGTGGAGGCGGAACTTTCCCCCTCTCCACCGCGGAGCCGGTGCGAGCTTCTCGCCTTCCCCCGCCGGGGGAACATCTCGCGCGCGCTCCTTCACTTCGGCGATTTCGACGGGGGACGGCGCTTCCGGCGTGCCCGCCGCGTCTCCAAAAACCTCCGCCGGGGCCGCGTCTCTCGCGTCCACCTCCAATCCGAGAGCGAGACGGGCGTGAGGAGAGCCGACCGCGGCTTCGAACGCGGCCAGGGCGTCCCGGACACGCCCCAACGCCGCGCGATACTCCGCCGTGTCGTCGGAGGACGCGTTGCGGACTTGTCCGTTGGGGAGGCGGAAGAGGTGGTGGGAGATCGCCCAGGGGAAATCTTCCAGCGCATCGCGCGCGACGAGGTATTCCGCGACGGCGATCATCGCCGCGGGAATTCCGCGCCAGTCGACGCCGACGATTTCGACCATTTCCGCTTTTTTGTCCGCCGGAAGTTCGCGCGCCGGAGGCTTGCCGCGCCCGGCGCTTCGTTCCGCTCTCGGCTTCGGCGCTTTCCACTCCTCCCCCCGCTCCCGCGCGACCGCTTGTTCATAGGCGACGACCAACGGGCCGAGCGGTTCGTCTGACTCCGCGACGACGGCGCGTTCGAGCGTGGCGAAGGCGGAGGCGGAAGACGCGTCGTCGATCGGGGCGGGATCTTCCAAAAACTCCGCCGGGGGGGCGGAGTTCGCGGCGTCGTGATCCATCGCGGCGATGACCGCGCGGGCGTAGGCGGAGACGGCCGCTCCACGATGAACGGACAGGTTCACCCGGAAGCCGTCGGTCGGCCTGACCAAGTGGAAAACTCGCCGGCCGCCGTCGGTCGTCGCGGAGACGAGTTCTCGGAACCCGTCGGCGATAAAGTCGTCGACAACCTCCGCCGCCGTTCGTTCGCCCATGATGATGCGCTCGGCCGCGACTCTCCTGGACTTGACCCTTCGCCATAGCGCCGCGGAGTCCTCTTTCCACGCCATGTCGACAAGAACGCCCGCGCGTCCGCCCCACGCCTCGAGCGCGGCTCGGCCCGCCGCGATCCCGCGAGGGAGCCGATAGCCGGTCACGGCCTGGAAGAGGCGCGGCGCGACTTTGTTGACGCCGTTGACAATCCACATCAGGGATTCCGCGTCCCGTTGAAGAATCCCGTCGGCGAACGCGCGGTGAAAGTCGCTGACCTCGTTCGCCCCCAGTTCGGCGGCATAGCGGGCCGCGATTTCGTCGCGAGCGCCGGTCGTGTCGCGGGGTGAATCGTCGGTGTCGGGAACGGCGCATTCGATCGTTTCGGACGCGGGCGCATCCCCCGCGGCTTCCGCGGGGCGCGGCTCTCCGAAAACCTCCGCCGGGGGCGTGTCTCTCGCGTCGCTTTCGGCTTCGATGATTTCGACGGTGGACGGATCCGACGGCGCTTCCTCCGCGACTTCGAAAACCTCCGCCGGGGTGGGCGCGTCCGCGACGACGGGGTCCGCCAGGCTCGAGCGCGGGCGCATTTTTTCAAAAAGCCCGCACGGCATGAGAACTTGATAATATCCGGCGTCGCCGTCGCGGATCACCATCGGGGAGTCCGGCCCGTCGTGGGCGATGGTGACGTTATCTCCGTCGAACGCCGTCGCGGCGTCGAGCATATACTTTCGGTTCGCGCCGAAGCGCCGGAAATCGCCCGAAAAGTCCGCGGGAAGGGCGGACTCCGCCTCTCCGCCGTCGGCGTCGTCGGTTTGAATGACCAGTTCTCGACCGTCGCTGTAGAATCCGGCCTGTTCCGCGGAACCGACGGAGGAGAGAGCGGACAGAAGCGCGGCGCGGTCGACCGTGGCGGAAGCGGGCGGGCGAAGATGGAAAGACGGGACGACGCGTTTGTAGTCGGGGAAAGTTCCGTCGATCGCCTTGGATACGATTGTCATGTCCGGCAATCGGATGATGACCCCCCGTTCGAACCGCTCGATTTCAACATCTCCGGCGTATCTTCCGGGGAGCGCCCTGCCCAATCCATTGATCGAGCCGTGAGCGACGATCACCGGATCCCACGTTCCGGCGCTGGAGCGCGCCGCGACGTCCATGACCGCCATGCGGTGACCATCCGTCGCGACCGCGTGGAATCCCGTCTCGTCGCGGTGGATGTGGATGCCGCGGAGGTAATAGCGCCGGTCGTCCGTCGACATCGCGAATCCGACCTTGCGGGAGATGTCGCGGAGCGTCGACGCGGGGATGACGATCGATCCGCCGAGATCGCCGAGATTGACGCAGCTCGGAAAATCGGAGTGGTCGAGAGCCTTGATGGTCGATTGTCCGGCGCCAGCGCGGATCAGCAACCCGCCGGCCGCGGTGGAAAGCTCGATCGATCCTTTTGTTGTCTTGGCCGCGGCTTCGAGAGCTTTGAACGGGACCGCGACCGTCCACGCCTCCGACGAGTCCGCCGGAACCACGATCGTCGCGAGCGCGTCCATGTCCGTCGTCGTCATGACGACCTCCCCTCCACGCGCCTCGATGCGAGCGCATGCGAGGATGGGGATGCGCGACTTGAGATCGCACGCCCATTTGACGCGGGCGAGAGCGGACTTGAGCGCGGCGGATTCGATGGTGACGGACATGGTGGGTATCTTCCGACTTGCGGGTGTGGGGGTGGCGATCACCGGCGCGGGCGCGGCGTTTCAAAAAACCTCTGTGGGGGGGTGTCACGCGGCGCGGGACTGAACGCCAACCGTCACTTTCGGTCTGATGCGGACCGACCGCGGGAAGGACAGGATCCAAGCGCGCTGCGTGCGTTCAAGTTCGTAATTGAACGAAACGTCAAGATAGTAATTTGTATCAAAGTGATCCGACATGGCGTCGGACCGATCATATCGCCACTGGGACGCGATAGCCTTGAGCGCGCTCATAAGGGCCTCGCCGGCGGGCGTCAAGCGCTCCCTCGCTTCCCATGGCATGTCGTAATATGTGTGACTGGGATTGTCGTTACCGTAACGAACATGCTCGGGGTTCAATATGAGAAACTTCGTCACCCGGACCTCGACCTTCACCGAACCGTAATGCGGCGACCGCACCGATACGCGGAGTCCCGCCGGGATCAAACCAATCGTCTCCGCGTTCTTGATCGCGGTCCGAATGAGTTTGTTTCGGTCGGCGTCGTGCATGATACAATTGTCGTCGGTCATGAGACCGCCGAAGGGGAAGAGGGACGAGAGAACGGCGCGTCGCTCGTCTTTCGAGAGTGCGACGAGATCTGAAAATTTCACGGCGTTCGGCATCGGACGGACTCCGAGTGTTGTGGCGGCCGCGTCGCGGCGCCAGGTGTTCAAAAATCGGGGATCTGTTCAAAAAACCCTTCGGGGGGGGGTGTCTCGTTTCAAAGTCGCCCACTCCCGTGGGAACGGGCGATTGTTGAAGCGGGTCGCGCGGGGAAGTCCGCTCTGTTTCTCAAAAAACTCCGGTGGGGGTGCCGTGCGGCACGGGCCGGGGCGTCGGCCCGCCCGCTTTTATATGTTGTGTTGGTGTTTATATCTTGGGGCCGAGAAGGGCGGCGGAAAACCCGGTCCACATCTCCAGCGCATCGACCGCCGCCTCAATTTGAAAGAACGATTTGCTTTTTTGGGCGCAAATTTGCTCATTTGGGGCGCCGTTGACGATAAGATTATGGCGGAAGCCGCTAACGTCGTAGTATTCAACAGCGTGAGTCCATGGCGCCAACGGATGGCTTTCCGACAAACCAACGTGAAGAAAATATCTAGCTGTCTGAAACGCTCTAATTCTTGCATATTCACGCTGCCTTTCAGCGACGTACAGTTGCTGATCCCGCCCAGAAAACTCCACTGTCCTAGCTTTGTGCGCCAAGAGCCACTCATCAGATTTTAGGAGATTCTTTTCTTGTGAGTAAATTGAGATCCACGCCCTATAGAGGCCAGCAGCTAGTTCGTCCTGACAACTCGCGTGAAATTCATACTCGAGCGGCGACGACCTCTGTTCATTGTGCAGTCGGAATTTCATTTCATACCCCCTATTGACGCCGGTCGCCGCTCCCGCGGCCCGCCGCGCTGTTTCAAAAAACCCTTGTGTGGGGTGTCTCGTTTCAAAGTCGCCCACTCCCACGGGAACGGGCGATTGTTGAAGCGGGTCACGTCGATCTCAAAAAACTCCGGTGGGGGGTGACGCAAAGCCGGTCACGCGGCGGGCTTGCGGCTCTGCCGGCTCGCGAGAGTGAGTTGCAAGAATTTGGACTGTTCCTCGATCCGGCCTTCGACTCTCGAGAGGCGGCTATTCGTCTCCGCCGCCTCCGCCCGCATGCCGCCGACGTCGGCTCGCATTTCGCGAATGTCCGCTCGCATCTCTCGGATATCGGCTTCCGTCCTCCGATGCAGCTCGAGCATCAGGTCGAGCTTGGCGAACAGTTCGGCTTCGCGTTCCGGCGTCATTGACTGTCTCCTGGTTGGCTTGGCGGCGGCGTTCGCCGCTCTGTGTATGGAGATAATGTATGTCGTATGGCGTCTGGCGTCAACGGAAAACGCCATACATCATATAATTATTCTCCGAGCAAGCGCGCTATTTTCGTCGGGACCGGGCGCGAGGATTTGTCGCCGCTACCCCAGCGCCATACATCCGCGCGCGTATAGCGCGTCCCGAGCCGACCATTGAGATAGTCGGCCGCCGCCTGCCACCCGCCGGCGGATTCGGCCCATGTTTTAAAATCATCGGGCGTCATCACATGGCGCCGCGGATCGGGGCCGCGCGCGTCGGGCGGGTCATGCCGAAATTCGCCGACAATGACGAATCGGTCTCCGACGATTACGGGAGGCGGTAAGCCCGCATCGCGGGCGCGCGCCTCTATCTCGGTCAAGCTCATGATCATGCCTCATGGTATGGCATTTTCGTATGGCAGACAAGGCCGTCAGTCTTTCCAGGCGAATCCACCACCAAATTCGCCCATCTCAGGATTCCCGGCATAGACCCACCTTTCGACGACGCCAAAAAGGCGCGTCCCCGGATATGGGGAGACGACATATCCGACGATCATCTTCCCCGGATCCTCGTCGTGAGTGCTACCGACGCGGTCGCGCAGGGCGATCGCGAACGATTCGGCTTCAATTCGCGACATTCCATACATTTCGCCTCTCCAACTTGTATGGCCTATATGTATGGCGTTTTTGTGGGATTGTCAACGCATTATGACATACATTTTTGATATGGACAGTGAATTTCCCCCTTGCGCAGTGCCATACATCATGGCATACATAACCCATGCACAACGCGCCACCAGGCGCCAACATGGGGATCAAAAATGGTCGTTTGGCTTATGGACGACGACGGCGGGTTCACAGCCGGCGACACGGCAACCGGGCGCACGGGGTACGCCTACCCCACCAGCACCCATGCGACACTGGCGTGCCGGAATCCGGGTGCGACCGCCCGGAAAATGATGCGGGCCGCGGCGGCGTCGATCGGCACCCCGCACATCGTCGCCGAGTGCGACGCGCGAAACTGGCGCCGGATCAACTCCGCACGCGCTGTCTGACCAATCCTCATCGCCCGTTCCGTGGCGCCGACAGGAGACCCCCGAAATGGACCGCCTCGATCTGACCCTTTTCCAAGCTCACGACATGGTGCGCGGCCACGACCGCAGTATCGCGGCGTTCGACGCGGCCTTCGGCCGCCGCTACCGCTACGACGCTGATGATGTCCTGGCGTGGCTACGCGGGCGCCCCTGACCAATCCCACGCGGCGCCTCTCCCGCTGTGAGGGGCGCCGATACCCCATAAATCCCGACTGAGGATTCCGCCATGGGTATCAATTTCCACCGGGGACTCACGAGAGACGAGCGGCGTGTCGCGCTTGCGGTCGTCACGGCGCAAATGGTCGCTGAGATAGCGGAGGAGACGGGCGTCTCCGTGTCCCTACGCCTCCTCGCGCCGCGAAAGTGGGTGATCGTCGGCACTCCGAGCGCCGCCGATACCGCCATGGCATGTGTGGCAAAAACAGGCACGGCGATAGAGGTTGAGAGAGTGGACGACGACGGAGAGCGTGAGATTTACTTTGATGTCGTTCGCAACTGACAACACAAAACCATATAATTGAGGATTAATGTCATGACAAAAATATACAAGAGGATGCCGCGCGAGATACCGGAACCGGAGTTGCTGATTCGCGACGCCCCAAGGGGGGCGATTTATTGCTGGGGAATCGATTACCGCGGGATCCTCGGCTGGGGGGATTCGAAAGCCGAGTGTGTCGCGGACTGGACCCAAATGTATCGATTTGAATACAATATCGCCGAGACGGTGCCGGACCACGCTCCCAAGTCGGAGCGTCACACATACGCCCTCGTCACCCCGCATGGGCGGACCGTCTCCCCACTGCTAGGGTGCGACCGATCGCGGGTGACAAATGGATCGCCGATTGAGCTTGCCATATAGGGCGCCATGACCTATATTACACTTGTGCAAGGGCGATCGTGCCCGCCAATCAATGGAGATTTACATGGCCCAAGCTGCCGACGAGCGTTTGTCAAGGATCGAGTCCGACATCGCCGAAATCAAGAGCCTCCTCAAGGCGATGTACCCCCTCATCGTCGCGACCAACGCTCGGACCGAGGAACAATCCAAGCGGATTGACGATCTGAGCCGCATCGCGATTCGCCTCATCCCCGACAAACTCGCCGCTGTGGGATGACACCGGACGACTTCCGGGAGGCGCGGCGCAAGCTATGCCTCTCGGCTCAAGGCATGGCGGACGCGCTCAAACTGGGCGGCAACGGTGGGCGGACAGTCCGGCGCTGGGAAGCCGGCGAGAACGACATCCCCGGCCCGGCGACGGTCCTAGTGACCCTATGGACTGACCCTAGGTGTCCGCCCGAGCTACGCCCCACGCCGTCGGCTCGATACTCCGCCGACTAGCTCCCGATCAAGCATAGCATCACGCCACGCCCCGCCCGCACACCAGCGGAGCGGGGTGAAGCGTGTCCCGCCCTCATGCAACGCCAACCGCAACCCGACGCCTCGTAGAGCGGCGCCGGGCGCTTTCGCGTGTCCGCCCGGCGGAGAGTCGCGCGGCATGGGCCGGAGTGGCCGCGATCGGGCGATTTTTCGCGCATCGCCTACAAGCCCGTGGATTGGCTCGTGAGTGCGGTGTAAGTTCGCCGCATGAGAGATATCCAACTCTATACGCCTCGCGTCTACGGGCCAACCCACGGGCAGCCCGCGAGTGTAGGTTCTTCCCAGCCCCAATGACCCGCGGGCGTGGCCGCTGGCTATGCGCGAGTATTTTTCGGGTTCAAAACCAACGCAACTCGTCGTTTCGCCTTCCGGCCGGCGCATTAACAAAATCCCGCAACGATCTGAAAACGTTAACCAATGGCCGTTTGCGACGGGGCGTTCCCGTTGCGGCGGTCATTGCGCGTGGCGGGAGTTGCCGCAACGCCCCGCAACGCGCGGTCGGCCCGACTGGATGAGGGGTAGGGGGATCAAATCTCCGCGGCAATTTGGGGTTCCCCACCGGTCAGGGGTCATGTGGAGATTTTATTCGGCGTTAGGGATCGGGGTGCGCACCGACCCTCCCCGTCCGCGCCGTTCAACGCATTGATAATGCGAATAAATCAGACGATTTGAGGGCGTGTTTGGTGCGCACCGCGGCTGTGCGCGCCCTTCCCCTCCTTCCCCGCCCCCCCCCTCATCGCCTGTGCCTTTTTCGAGGCTCGTCCCCCGGCTATACTTGTCCCCGAGATCCCCCCTTCGCGCGAGGCGCCGATGCCGCGATATTCTCCGACCCCCTCCGAACTCGCCGTTCTCGAAGCCCTGTGTTCCGGCAGGGAGTCGACGAACAAGGCGATCGCCGCCCGACTGGGAATTTCGCCTCACACGGTGTCGAACCGCATCCGGGACATGAGAAGGTCGACGGGCGCGACCAGCCGCACCGCGCTCGCCGTGTGGTGGCAGGCGGCCCGCGCCATGGAGAAGGCGGCGTGACGGGCGCCCGCTCGCGCCGCCGCCGCGATCGGATTCGAGCGGAGTCCGGGCAGCTGTCGACATCCGCCCTCGCGCGGAAACTGGAGGAGGCGCGTCGTTCCTCCCGGGGGGCGGTCGCGGCGGCCGGCGCCGCGTTGACGGCGCGATTGACGACGCCCTCCGATCCGCCGAATTTGACGGATGAGGTTCGGATCCAGGCGTCGGAGGCGCTGACGCCCGCCGAATGGCGCGACAGTCACGGCTTCGACGATGGAAGATTTTCCGCGGGCCGCGCGCGAAAGTCCGATCGCCTGACGGCCCCCGGTTCCGATTACTTCAACCCCCGCCGCACGGAGTTCCGACCGATCCCGGCGCCCTCCCCCGACGGTCGTTGGAGCGAGGGCGACGTCCGCGCCCGGCTTCAAGACGCGATGGAAACGCTGTGGCGCGACCGCTTCCCGGCGGGGGAAATCCCGTCGGGTCGCGTCTGCGCGCGCCTCGAGGTCGCCCGCACCGCGGCCGAGATTTGGGAGGCGGCGCTGAACGGCCTCGATCGCCCGCGCCTGATCCGCGCCGCGCCGGCGCCCGACGCGCTTCGTCGCCTGGACGAGGTTCTGCCGTGGCTGTTCTTGATCGACGACGTTCCCCGGCGTTTGGCGCTCCAACTGCGGCTCGCGGGGTTTTCGCTTCGCAAAACGGCGGTCCTCGTCTCGGAGGAGATGAAACGCCGGGGCGCCGCGAAAGGCGTCAGTCATCCGGCCGTCGAACGCTGGGAAGCCGACGGCGTGAAACGGATCACCGCGGCACTGAACGGGCGGCGGGAACGCGGAGCCGTCCGACATTGACGGATCAATTCAGGCCCGACACTATTGATGGGCTGAAATCAGTCCGTCAATAATGGAACGTTACAACTTCCCGCGCTTCGACCTATCAATACGGTCAAGATCGCGTCGCGGTCCACCCGGAACCCCCGGGTGGGCCGTTTTCTTTTGTCTGCCCGCGACCGACCCAGAACCGAGGCGCCGATGTCCGAACATTCCGATCTGTTCGCGGCGTTGAAGCCGTGGCTGTTCGCGGGCGCGACCGTCACCGTGGGCGCGCTCGCCCGCTGGTCGGCGGAACTGCGGAGCGGTCGAAAGGGAACGTTGCGGCGGATCGTCTACGACATCCCGTCCCTGGGCGCCCTCACGGTGCTCGGTCTTTATGTGGCGAACATTCTGCGCGCGGACGAGAACACCACGGGGGTGATCTGCGTCACGATCGGTTACGCCGGTCCGGCGGCGCTGAATCTGCTGGTCTCGCGCTGGCTGCCCCGTTTGCTGGGCGCCTCCGCCGTCGATCGGACTCCGCTCCCGTGATCGCCCTCGCCCTCTCCCTCGACCCCCGAACCTGGGGCCTCGGCCCGTCCGTTCCCACGCGAAACGGTCGATCCTGGTCCGGCCCCGCCGACGGAACGCTCTGGTACCGCCTCGGCCCCCTGGTCCTGATTTTCGAGGGAGCGCCCTCCTGATGCCCTCCCCTCCTCCGCGCGCCGGCTTCTCCTCGGGCGGCGGAACGACGACGGCGATTCTCGCCTTCGGCGCCGTCGGCGCGCTGTGTTTCCTCCTCGGCGCCGCCTTTGGCTTCGCCGTCCTTCACGCGGTGTGCCGCGCGCCCTCCCCGTCCGCCGCATGGAACCTCGATCATGATCGATCTCGGCTCCCCGCCGGCCAAGCCGCGGGATTGATCCATCCCATGAACCGGAGCGAAGCGTGATTCCGGATCTCTCCCGCCGTCCGCCCCGCGATCCGTTGAAGATCGCGGAAGCGCTGAAGCGCGCCGGTTTCGAGGACTACGACATCCGCCGCGAGGCTCGCGCGGCGAGCGAACGGGACGGTGCCGAAACGCCGAAAGCCGGGAGCGTCGGGTGATGCGCGTCCGTCTCCGATTGAGACATGGGAGATTCCATGATGAGGGTTGAGATCGAGGGGAATGAGGTTGTTGTCCGATTGACCGTGGACGCGCTCGTGTCCGCCACCGAGCGTGGTCCCGCGTTGGATGATCTGATTCATGGCCGCGGCGGGAATGAGTCGACCCGTGTGAACGTGACGGACCGACTGGTTTGGGTCGATGAATTTATCCGCGAATTGAGGCGGGAAGAGGAGGATGGAACGACGCTTTTACATCGCGCGTTCGACGCCGCCATTTCGCGGGCGGTCGATTCCGGCGCGTTCGGGTTGAGTATCTCGGGAATCGACGGGTGAATCATGCGGATCGAGGCCGGTACCGAGATCGGGCCGTTGGCTCGTCGTCAACGGCCCGATCACGATCGAGGCCGCGTCGGACGCGCCGGATTGGGTCAAGGGCGCCTTGGCGTCGGGAGAGATACCCTGATGGGAAACGCTGAAGACCGACAATCAGGAGCCGGGATGACCACCAACCACATCTTCATCACCGGCCCCGAGCTGTCGGGCAAGACGGCGCTCGCCGCGACCTACGCCAACGCCATGCGCGACGCGGGGGAGCCGACGCGGTTCGTGTGTTCAAGCGGTGAGCGGGCGCTCGTTCTTCGCCGCAAATTCGGGCTGCGGTGTGCAATCGCCCAAGCGACGGAACTCGGGCTGCTGGGTTGGGTGGCGCGGCGCATCGTGGTCGATGACGCCGACCGGATAGAGCCTTGGTTGGTGCCGCTCATCAAGCGGCGGGCCGAAACATCCCCTCACGCCACAATCTTATGGGTGACGACCGACGAATTCGCCGATCGCGTCCGCGAGATGGTTTTGGGAAGCGCCGGCGGCGCGAAGGGGAACCCCGACGACGATATGGGCATGACGCCCGAGCGATTCAGGAAGCTCGTTCCCGGCGACATCATTCGTCACGTCCACTCGCCCGATGCCGTTGTCGTGACGGCGAACCACGGCGGCCGCGTGACGGCGGTTCGCACGGTGGACGTGACGAACCCGCGCGAGTGGATCGTCGCGGTCCCCCGCCCCTCGCGAGCCGACGTGATCCTCAACCTTCTTCACAAGGCGAAGGAGAGGGCCGCGACGGCATCCCCCGCCTCCGCGATCATCGCTCCGGGTGAGGCGTCGCGACATCCGAGCGGCGACGTCATGGTCGCGGTCGGCGGCCATACGATCAGCCTTGACGCGTTCCCATCCGTCAAACGGTCGATCGAAGGCGGGACCGGGAAGCCCGGCAACACCTGACCATGGCTCGCCGCAAACTCGTCATCCAGGCCGAATACGCGCGGATGAAGGGGGTGGTTCCCTCCACCGTCATGCGCCGCGTTCGAAAGGGGATGCCGACGCACGGCCCGAACAAGGAAATCGACCCGGCCGAGGCCGACGCGTGGTGGGACGCCAACGGCGATCGGACCAAGCCGAAAATGAAGGAGTCCTTGCCCCCGTCCGCGAGTTCGGCGTCGGTCCCCCCGATCGACGTGATCCGGGCGAACCCCGACGTGGCCGTTCAGTTCCCGGACGGAACGGTTGTCCCGATGGACCTGATCCCGGCGTTCGGCGTGTCTCAAGCCGCCAAGATGTATTGGGACGCCGAGATGAAAATGCGGGAGGTCAAGGCGCACGATCGCGACCATTACCCCAAGGAGGACGTCCACGCGGCGAACGGCGAGATCATGTCCCATTTTCGCGCGAGCGTGTTGGGTCTCGCCGGTCGTTTGGCGAATCCCCTGGAAGGGAAGACGGCGGCCGAGCGGCATCGGATGATTCAAGACGAATGTCGCGCCGTATTGGAGGAGACGGCGCGGCGGATCAAGGACGCCGAAGACACCGCGTACCGCGACACGGACGCGGGCCGTGATGACGAGTCCGGCGATGGCGACGAGGACGAGTAACCGGTCCGCCCTCCTTCGGTTTTGCGCCGGCATCATCCAACCGCCTCCCGCCAGGACGGCGGATCAATGGGCGGCCCAGTGCATGGACCTTCCGCCGACCAGTCCGGTTCCCGGTCGGTACGACCCGACGCGGACCCCGTATGTCGTGCCGATCATGCGGGCCTTCTCGGACCCGCGCTACAAGGTGATCGTGACCGTCATGGGTTCCCAGATGGGGAAAACCCTGTCGTTCATGGCGATCATCGGGCATCGCCTGGACGACGACCCGGCCCCCATCTTCTACGTCGGCCCGGACCGCGACTTTTTGGAGGACAAACTCGAACCCGACATCGTGTCGATGCTTCGTTCAACCCCGTCTCTTCGGCGGAAAACGGTGTGGGGCAAAGCGCAGAAAAAACGCCGCAAGGTGGTGAACGGCGCGAAACTCCGGCTGATTTCCGCCGCGTCGTCGTCGCAACTGGCGTCGGATTCCGTCGCTCTCCTTCTCGTGGATGAACGCGACCGGATGACCGGCAAGGTGTCGGACGAGGGCGACCCGGTTCGCCTCGCGCGCGCTCGGTTGTTCACCTATCCGAACGGGAAGGCCGGCATCATCTGCACCCCGTTGGAGGGACGGGTGTTCTCCGAGTACGACCCCGACACGGGGCTGGAGCGGTGGGTTCACGCCGATCCGAAGAAACTGGCGTCGCCGACGTGGCGCATGTGGCAACAGGGGACGCGGCACGAATGGGCGTGGCCGTGCCCGCATTGCGGCGAGTTCTTCATCCCGCGCCGATCGATTCTGAAGTACGACGGCAAGGACGATATCGCGACCGCCGACCCGATGCGGGCCAAGGCGACGGCGCATATCTCCTGCCCGAAATGCGGATGCGACATCGAGGACGGCGAACATAAGGCGTGGATGAACGAACGCGGCGTGTTCGTCGCCCCCGGTCAAAGGATTGTTCCCTGGACCGGCGAGTTGGTCGGCGACATCCCGGCGGGAGAAACGGTGTCGTTTTGGGTGTCGGGCCTCGCGTCCCCGTTCGTGTCGTGGGGAGACAGGGCGAAGGACGACGTCGAGGCGCATCAGTCCGGCGACCCCAAGGAAGTGAAGGTCGTCTTCAACACCGGATACGGCGAACTTTACGCCCCGGCCGCGGACGCCCCGAAACACGCCGACGTGGCGGAATGTAAACTGCCCTACAAGCGCGGACAGATCCCATACGGCGTTCAGCGCATCGCGGTCACGGCGGACGTTCAGAAGCGCGGCGTCTATTGGGTCATGCGGGGCTGGGGCGCGCGCCGCGAGTCTTGGTTGATCGATTATGGTTATGTCGCCGGCGACACCGACCAGATCGAGGTGTGGGATAATCTGGAGGAGATCGTCCGGGGAAGCCTTCCCGGCGGGATGACCGTCAATCGCCTGTTGATCGACTCCGGCTATCGGCCCGGACGCCCGTCGGTGCTCCCGGAAAACATCGTTTACGACTTCTGTCGCCGCTTCAACAAGATGTTCGCCCAACCGATCAAAGGCGAACCGACCTTGGCCGGGGGGCGCCGCTTGGCGTCTCAAGACGGCGACGTGGATTACCGGGGAAAGCCGAGGAAATACGGCGGTTTGATTCTGCACCGCCTCAACACCGATTACTTCAAGACGCAGGTCTACGAGCGGATCAGCCGCCGGAAGGAAATCCTGGGCGGATGGCATCTGCCCGAGGATGTGGATGAAAGCTACGCGAAACAGGTCGCGTCGGAGACTCGCATCCTCAAGAACGGCAAGCCGTACTGGCAGGAAACCGGCGCCAATCACTATCTCGACTGCGAAATGATGCAGGAGGCGGCGGCGGAACTCATGCAGGTGGTGCGGTTGCATCCGCCGCCGCCGCGAGATGAGCCGTCGGAAGAGCGAGACGATGACGATCAGGGCGTCCGTGTCGTGCCGACCGCCGCGCCCCCGTTGAAAATTCAGCCCTTCGCCCCCGTCGCGGCGAGGATGGGGCGGATCCCCGGCCTTTGAAAACCAGACGGCGATCCGCCGACGAAGACGAAAGAAGGGTGAAATCGTGGCAACTCTCGTGCAGCTCACGGCATGGAAGTCGGCGCTTGAGGCGGCGCGTTTTTCCGGCGCCAAGGAAGTCTATTACGACAACCAGAGAATCGTATACCGAAGCGATGACGAAATGCTCGCGGCTCTATCGGACTTGAACGCCCAAATCCACGCCGCGTCTTCCGCCCAACCGCCTCCGATCAACCGCATCGTCGTGACGATGACGAAGGGGACGTGGTAACGTGTCCGGCATTCCGCGTCCCCCCGTGATCTATGGCCCGGATGGGAATGTGGTGCGCCGAACCGCGCCCATGACTCCGGGAATGGTGGCGTTCGACGCCGCCGGTTCGGGGCGGCGTCTCGCGTCCTGGCTCCCCCCGATGGGCGCGTCGATGGCGAGCATCGCCAATTCCGACGCGCAGATACTTCGTGATCGGTCTCGGGACGCCGTCCGGCGCTCAACCTACGCGGCGGCGGCGTGCAACAGTTGGGTGGCGAACGTCGTCGGGACGGGGATTTCTCCATCTCCGGCGATCGAGGACCGGTCGCAACGCGAGGCGTTCCTGGATTTGTGGGATCGGTGGGTGGACGAGGCGGATGTTGAGGGCCAGTCCGATTTCTACGGACTTCAAAGCACCGCCGCGCGGGCGCTGTTCGAGGCGGGCGAGATCTTCGTCCGTTTCCGCCCCCGCGTCTTGGACGACGGGTTCGCGGTTCCGGTCCAGCTTCAACTGATCGAGTCCGAACAAGTCCCGTTGTGGAAAAACGAGACGCTGCCGAGCGGAAACACCGTTCGGATGGGTGTGGAATTCGACGCGAATGTCCCAGACCGACGGGTCGCCTATTGGATGTACCGGACTCATCCCGGCGACTACGCGACGACGGGAAGGGACAACGATGTCGTCCGCGTCCCCGCGACGGAAGTTCTCCATATCTTCGACCCCATCCGCAAGGGACAGGTGCGCGGCGTCCCGCGGCTGTCGGTCGGGCTTCTGACGCTTTACGAACTCGATCAATTTCTGGACGCCGCCTTGGTGAAACAGAAGATCGGCGCCGGTCTCACGGGTTTTTTCACGTCGACCGGGGATCCGAGCGACCCCGCTCAGAACGCGATGAACCCGGCTCGCCCGAACGGAGCCGCGGACCAAACGGTCGGGTTTTCCGCGATTGAACCCGGAACGTTTCAGAGGCTCCCGCCGGGGTTCACCGTTCAGTTCGCGGAGGCCCCGGATATCTCGACCCAGTTCGAAACCTACGTGAAGACCTATCTCCGCTCCGCGTCCGCCGCCCTGGACGTGATGTATGAGTGGATGGCGAACGATTACGAGGGTGTCACCTACTCAAGCATCCGGGCCGGATGCTTGGAGATCCGCCGTCGGCTGGAGCCGATCCAACACAACGTCCTCGTTTTCCAGCTTTGTCGGCCGGTGTGGACCCGCTTCGTTCGCGACGCGGTGATCTACGGGAAAGTCCCGGTCTCCGCCGTCGACTATCTCGCGTCGCCGAGATCTTGGAACAGGGGGCGCTGGATCCCGCAGCCGTGGCCGTGGGTCGACCCGATGAAGGATCGCCTCGCGGAGCAACTGGCCGTGCGCATGGGCGTCAAGCCGCTGTCCGCGGTGATCGAACAGGAGGGGTATTCGGCTCACGAATCCCTCCGCCGTTCGGCGGCGGACTTCGCGCTTCTCGACGAACTCGGGTTGGTGTCCGACGCGGACCCCCGAAGGACGGCGCGCGGCGGCGCGGCGCAAAAGGCGGAAGACGGCGTGTTCGCCGCCGCCGGGAATCAAAACGCATAATCTGAAGGAGGTCGGCATGTCCGTCCCGCGGGAGTTTCCGTACCATCGGGTGGCGGAACGGATGTTCAACACGCCTTTGATGATCCATCCCGGTCGGGCGAAGATCATCGGCAACGTCCTGGCGGCCCGCATGGGACTGCCCGCGGTCGTGATGGACGGGACTTATGAGGCCGCGGCTCGGACAAAGCCCCCCGCGACGCCCGGTTCCATCGCGATCATCCCGGTTCACGGCACGTTGGTTCACCGTTCGTCGTGGATGTCGGCTTTGTCCGGCCTCGTGTCCTATGAGGAACTGGCCGCGAATCTCAACGACGCCCTGACCGACGACAACGTGTCGGCGGTTCTGTTCGACTTCGACACGGGCGGCGGCGAAGTCGCCGGATGCTTTGATCTCGTCGATGCGATCCACGCCGCCCGCGCGGTCAAGCCGATTTGGGCCGTCGCCAACGAAGCGGCGTATTCGGCCGGATATGCGCTCGCCAGCGCGTGCGAGCGCGTCGTTTTGCCCCGCACGGCGGGCGTCGGCTCGATCGGCGTCATCTGCATCCACATGGATGTTTCCCAAGCCGACGCGGAGGATGGGGTCGTGTACACCCCGATCTTCGCCGGGTCGAAAAAGGTCGACGGATGGTCGCACGCGCCTCTCTCGGAAGAGGTCAAAACGGAATTTCAAGCCGCCATCGACAAGGATTACGACCTGTTCGTGAGCACGGTCGCGCGGAACCGGGGATCCCGCCTCACCGAGGCCGCCGCCCGCGCGACGGAAGCCGGGTGCTGTTACGGCTCGGACGCCGTGAAACTCGGCTTGGCCGACGCGGTCGCAACGATTTCCGACACCCTTTCGGAGTTGGCCGCCCTGGTCGGCCCCCCCGCGCGCGGCCCGTCCGTCGCGTTTTCCCGCAACGCCATGCCCAAGGAGACCAAGATGGCAATCGTGAACGCGGCGGACCAAAGCGATCCCGCCGCCGACGCCGTTCCGTGCCCGGATTGCCCCAACCCCGACGAATGCGCCGAGATGGGGGCTTGCGGGAACAAGAGTGGAGCGCGTGAGGCGGTCGTCGAACACCCTCCCGTCGGCGCGTCCATCCACGCGGCGGTCGCCGAGGCGACCGCGAAGTTCGCCGCCGAACTCGACAACGCCAAGGCGTCGGCGTTCGCCGCCGGAAAAGTCGAGGGCTTGAGGGAGGGGGCCGAAAAGGGCGCCGCCGAGGCGCTGGCGTCGGCCCGCGAGATCGTCGCCAAGGCCGCCGCCGCCGGAATGCCGGAGATGGCCTTGGATCTGTTGAAGTCCGGGACCGATATCTCCGCCGCCGAGGAGGCCGTCAACGCCGCGTTGGTGAAGAATGCGCGGGCGAGCGACGTCTCCACATCCCACGCGGCCGATTCCGGTTCGTTCACCATCTCTCGCGAGGACGCGAAAGACTTCGCGAAGTATCGCAGGGTCCGCGACGCCGCCATGGCGCACGGTCAGTCCCCCATCATCGTCGAATAACGGAGTGAAAAGTCATGGCGAACGTCTACAGCGCCTATGATCCGATCTGGTACGCCAACGAGGCTCTGATCCAGCTTCAGAAGTCCCTTGGTCTCGCGAGCCGCGTTTATCGCGGTTACGACAAGGCTCCCCAACAGAAGGGGTCCACCATCGCCATCCGCAAACCCGGAACGTTCATCGCGCGGGACGTCGGGTCGTCGGATTCCCAGGACGTCAACGCCGAGGAGGTGAACATCACGCTCGATCAGTGGAAGGGCGTCCGGTTCACCATCACCGACAAGGATCTGAGTTCCACCGGCCAGACCATCATCGAAGAGCATATCCGCCCGGCGGCTTACGCCATCGCCGACGCCATCGATCAGGCTCTGGCCGATCAGGCGAACTGCATCCCGTGGTATTACGATGTCGGCGGCACCGCCGGGATCCCCGATCTCGTCGGCATCCGCAAACTGATGTTCGACAACAAAGTCCCGTTGACGGACGCCGACAACATCCATCTGATGCTGGACGGCGACTTCGAGGCCGACCTTCTCGGCCAGTCGGCGTTCACCCAGTGGCAGGGGGCCGGGCAGAACGGCGTATCCTCGCAGACCGACGCGACGCTCGGTCGCCGGTTCGGCTTCAACCTCTTCGCGAATCAGAATGTCGTCGGCCACACCAAGGGGACGGCTTCCGTTTCCGCCTTGGCTCTGAACGGCGCCCACGCGAAGGGGGCGACCACGATCTCGATCGACGCCGCCACCGTCACCGGGACGCTGGTGAGGGGCGAAAGTTTCGTGATCGCCGGGAACACGCAGCGGTATGTCGTCACCGCGCCGGCGACGGCGGCCGGCAACGCGTTCCCCGCCGTCCAGATTTTCCCGGCGTTGATCCAGGATTACGCGGACAACGCGAACGTCACGGTTTCGCTGGACGATCACAGCGAGTGCCTCGCGTTTCATCGCAACGCCTTCGCCTTGGCGATGGCCCCGTTGTCGGACGCCGCGCAACAGGTCGGCGCCCGCGTGCAGTCGGTCACGGATCCCGTCACCGGTCTGTCGCTGCGCTCGTCGCTGTGGTGGGACGGAGACACGTCGGCGGTCAACGTTCGCGTCGACGCGCTGTTCGGCGTGAAGACGCTGGATCCGAACCTCGCGGTTCGCGCCCGCAATTGATGTCGATGGGCGGCGCCGTCGACGCGCCGCCCTCACTTCCCTCGCGATGAGGCGGACATGCTTCAAACCGTCGAAATTTCCGATCCGACGCGCCCGGATCACCCCCTCGTCATCAACGCGAACGATTTCGACCCGCGCCGACACGCCGTTTGGACGGCCCTCCCGGCCCCGGAGTCCGGCGCGACCGTTTCGGCGACCGGGCCGTCTTCCCGCCGCCCCGGTCGCAAGCCATGATTGATTTTGACGCCGTTTGCGGGCCGACGATCATGGCCTTGGTGGGGGCGGGAGCGACTTACGCCTCCCCAACCGGGGAATCGACCGCCTGTATGGTCCGGCAACACCAAGGCCGCGACGCCCGCGTGTCGGTCGGCGACGCGGAGGTGATGCGCGAACGCGTTCTGTTCGACGTGCGGGCGAGTGAGGTTTCGGCCCCGACCGTCGGCGGCGTTTTCGTTGTCGACGGCTCGGCCTACACCGTCACGGCCCCCCCGGCGCGGATGGACTCCCGGCGTCTCGTTTGGACGTGCGATTGCACCGGCGCCGTGAACGCGAACTACCGGATCGCGACCGGGGCCGGGGCGACGCTCAACCCGCCCGCGGGTTCCCCGTTCAAGATCGCGGCGAACGCGCCCGCCGGCGCGACCGCGTTGACGATCGCCGGAACCGTTCCGACCGGGCGGTTCCTGGCGGGCGACGCGCTGGCCGTCGGCGGGAACGTTTATGTCGTGACCGCCCCCGTATCGGCGGCGTCGGGCAAATTCACCGCCGTTCCGATCTCTCCGGCTCTGGTCGCCGCCGTCGCCGTCGACGACGCCGTGATCCCATCTTTCGCATGCGATCACATCATCCCCGTCACCCCGGCGGGCTGGACCCAAGTCGAACTCGCGGCGGGCGCGAACATGTCCGATCGCCGCCTCATCATCCCGCACGCGGCTCTCGCCCCCTTCCTGTCCGAGCCGTCCACGTCTCATTTCATCGTGTTCGGCGGTTCGGCGAAGGGGATTTCCGCGTATTCCGCGATTTATCAGGGTTCGTCCCCGATCGCCTGGGATGTGAGGGTCAAGTCCTGATGATCGACGATTCCGCCGTCCGCGCCGCCCTCGAAAAGCCGATCCGGGACGCGGTGGAAGCGGGCGATCTCGTCGGGATTCCATTGGTCGTGGAGCGGACCCCATATGATTTGTCCGCCTCCGACATTCACCTCCGCGCCCGCCTGTTTCGCGGCGGAGAACGCAAGATCACCAACGCCCGCACCGTGGCGACGGGATTCCTGAACATCGAGATTTGGGACCGCGACGCGAACGGCGTCGGTCGCGCGGAGGCGGTGGCGGGCCTCATCAAGCCGCTGTATCCGATCGACGCCCGACTGAACGGATTGGTTCTCGTCGTCGACGCGGCGGTTCTGTCCGCCGGTCGCGCGACGACGGAAGATGGGGACGAGGCTTCCGAGTGGTTCTCCGTCCCCGTGCAGGTCGATTATCAGGTCGACCAACTCGGCTAAACGATTCCCGTCAACCCCGCCGCCCGGTGAAGCCGAGGCGGCTTTTTTCGTTGGGAGAAAGCCGCCATGGCGTTCACCGATACCATTCTCATCAACCGCGCCGCCCTTCTCGCCAAGATCGAGACGACCGAGGGCGTGGACGCGTCCCCCGCCGCGACCGACGCCGTCTTGGTCGAGGTCGCGGATTCCCCGATCTCGATCGATGCGGAACGCATCCAGCCGAACGAGGCCCAGGCGTCGCTGGATCGTTCGGAAAGCATCGTCGGCGGCATGAAGGTGTCGCTGACGTGCTCCGTGCTCCTGCGCGGGACCGACACCCCCGGCGTCGCCCCGGCTTGGGGAACGTTGCTGAAGGCGTGCGGCTTCGATGAACTCGTCACCGCGACCGGCGTTCCCGCCGCCGCCGAGTTGCTGACGGCGGGATCCGCCACGTCGGCGACGCTCGGGGCCGGAGCCGCCGCGACCGCCAATCTGTACCGCGGCATGCCGATCTCGTTCGCCAAGAGCGGAGACCCCGACCGGTTGTCGTTCATCTCCGGCTACACCGCCGCCAAGGCGGCGACGCTGACCGACACGTTCGCCTCGGTTCTCGACCCCACGTTCGATTACCGAATCCTTCCGAACGTCCGTTATGTGGGCACGTCCGACAAGAGCAAGATCAAGACGCTGACCTTGTACTGGTACGAGGACGGCACGCTTTACAAGATCGTCGGCGCCCGCGGCACGGTGGATTTCGCCATCCCGACCGGCGGCATCGGAAAGATCAACTTCAAGTTTTCCGGCATCGCCGGAAGCCCGGTTCGCGCCGATGCCGCCTTGCCGTCCATCGACTTCGGCGTGTCGTTCGATCCGCCCCGCTTCCGCGCCGGCGCGTTCACCATCGACCGGCGCCCCGCGTCCCTCAAAAATCTCACCTTCAACACCAACACCCAGTTGGCCCAGCCCGGCGATCCCAACGCGGCTGAGGGCTTCGGCTCGCCGTTCCCGACCGAACGGCGTTGGGAAGGCCAGATCGACCCCAACGAGACGCTGGCGGCGACGCGCGACATCCTCGGCGATTTCCGCGGGGGGGCGAAGCGCTTGATCCACGCCCGTTACGGCGAGACGCCGGGCAATCGCTTCGCCTTCACCGTCCCGAACGCGAAATACGTCACCTACGGCCAAGCCGTCGACGAAAAGGCCCGCACCGCGAGCACGACGTTCGAATGCACCGGCGCGGACGACGCCGCCGTTCAGTTCACCGTCTTCTGATCCGAACCCGCGATCCCGATAGCGGAACCTATCGGCCCAAAGCCGATGGGGAGCGCATGCGCCCGGGCGACGGTTTCGGGGCCGTCGCCCACCCTCCTCCCGAATGAGGCGATCAAATGACACACGTTTTCCAAGACGCTCCCGACGGGTGTCGGAGCGGCGACATTCGCCCGAGCCGCTTCCGGCCCGGGTATCGCGCGCTGTCCGCTGAGGAGAAGGATCTTCACGACGCGATCAAGGCCAAGGCCGGCGAACTCGAGGCGTTGTTTGAGCGTGCTCGCGCGTTGCGCGCTCCGGTGATCGAACACCTCCCGCCGGCCGAATTCGGCGAATTCCATGTCGGAATCGCGGTGAACTTGGACGCCGACCCCTTCACCGAGGGCATGAAATCGCTCGAACTCGCCGTCATGTGGACGGTCAAGGGCCTGACCGCCTGAATCCCCCACCCTCTCCCGAAGGAGGCCCGACACATGTCCGTCACCATCGGCGGCGCGAACATTCTCGCCGTCAATCAAGCGCTTCTGGCCCTGTCGCAACAGCGCATGCCGCCGGGCGCCGCCCGTCATTTCGCCGCCGTCGCCAGGGCGATCCGCGATCTCGTCGTCCCCATCGCTGAGGAGGTCACGTCCGCCCGCGAGGAGTCCGACGAGCGGCTTTCCACCGTCTTGGCGGATATCTCCGGGCGATCGTTCGCGGTCAACGCGCGTCCCGTCCCGTTGGAATTCATCGGCGCGGCGCAGATCACCCCCGCCGAATTCGAGGCTCTGTCCCCCTTCTTCACCGAACCCGCCAACGCGGCCTGACCCGAAAGGCTCCCCCCATGTCCGCCATCCCCCTGTCCCCGACCGTCCGCTTCGACCCGAAGGCCGAACGGATCAAGACCCTCAACACGTTCATCGCCGAGAAACACGATGAGCTTTCCGCACTCGACGCCGACAAGTCCGACGAGATCGCCAAGATCGAGAAGGCGGCCGACGAGGCGACGGCGGAGTTGGAAAAAGTCGAGGCGCTGCCCGATCCGCCCGTCTATACGATCGCCGTTCCGAATTACCGGACCAAGGCGGCGTGGACGGAGGCGTTGATCGAGAACGCCGTCGTCTTCCCGAGCGACCGCGAGTTGCTGACGGCGATCAAGTCCGCCGTCGAGGACGGGTGGTCGGATTTCACCGTCCCCGAGGTCCAGGTGATCATCGACGAGATCGACGCCCTGCCCGCCGGCGAAACGCCGTCCACCGAGTCCCGTGAGAAAATCGACGAGATGCGCGACGCCACGCGCGGTTTTCGCGCCGTCGCCCGCCTCGTGGCCGCGCGGTTCAAATGGCATCGGCTGGCCCCATACCTCGCGGCCCAACACTTCCTCGTCGACATCACCCCGCCGAAGGGCGGCGCGGCTCCGGCTATCAAAAAGCGGTGCGGCGTCGTCTCCGATGAGACGTTGGCCGAGATCGACGAGGCGCACATCCGCGCGATCGGCGACAAGGCGTTGTCCCTGTTCACCCCCACCAAGGATCAGGAAAAAAACTAAAGCTGGCCGCCGCGGTCGCGACCCTTCACCAGGACTTCGCGACCGAGGGGCGGCGCGCGTCCGACGGATCCCATTGGGTGATCCTGGGAGAGCGCCACGACGAGAACCCCCGTTTTTCGGTGCCGGATTGGGCCTGGGACATCGTCCGGCTCTGGCGGATGTACCAGGGGGGGATGGGCGTCGGCCATCTCCCCCACGCGGGCGGGGCCGTCGATCAATCCTGCATCCTGTTGGAAGCGTTCGGGATCCTGTCGGCGACGGAAGCCGCGTTGAAGCCGGAGAAGTGACCCGATGAGCATTTTGAAACAATATGTCAAATGCACATTCGGCAGCGGGCAAGCCGGTATCCAGACGTTCGAACGCGAAGTCCGCCTGTTTTTCGAAGGCGTCGAGGCGGACATCCAAAAACAGGTGGTCGCCGAGACGAAACGGCAACTCGCTCGCGTCCGACACGAGGACCGACCGTCGGGATGGGAACAGTGGATCGACGGGGTGAAGGGCGCCCCGATCGAACACATGGGCCTTCGGAGCGTCGCTTATTTCCGCTTCTCCTACCTCCGCGAGATCGTCGAGGAGGCGTTGACGCTGCTCCGGTCGAAGTCCCCGGTCAGCGAGGGCGACTATCGAATGGGTCACATCGCTCTCATCGACGACGACGAGATCTACGACGGTCGCATGATCGAGCCGGGATCCCGGATCATCATCACCGACCGCATGAATTACGCCCGCAAGATCGAAGTCGGGAAAAAGCGAAACGGTCAACCGTGGTCCGCCAAGGCCCCATACGGCGTCTATCGTCCGGTCGCGGAATACTTGAAACGAAGATGGGCGCGGCACGCCAAGATCGAGTTCACTTTTCGTCCCTTCGCCGGAACCATCGGCAAGGACGGAGAGGGGCGATCCAGACAGTGGGCGCCGTGCGTCGTCATCACCCCGAAGTGGGAAAACTAATCCCACCCGGTCCCCTCCCCTTCCCCTTTGACTCTTCCGAGGCTCGGCCATGGTCGAATCCCGCACCTACGCCTTGACGGTGGACGCGTCCGCCGTCGCCGCGTCGATCGAGGCCGGAATCCGTGCCGCGACGGCCTTTTCGGGCGTGCTGGGGACCGTCGCCTCCGGCATCACGGAGGCGAACCGCAAGGTGGCGTTGTTCGGAACGGGCATGAACGCCGCGTTCAACTCCGTCACCCGCTCCGTCGCCCCGGCGACCGCCGAACTCAACAAGATCGTGCGGCAGATCGACGATTTGTCGTCGAAGAAAGGAAAACTCGGCGACTTTCAAGTCTCTGATTCCATGGCCCGCATGGTTTCCGGCCTGTCCCCCCAAGCCCAAAAATACATCGGCTTGATGAGCGATCTCCGCAAGGCGGAAGCGGAATACGCCGGGGCGGTCACCAAAGAGAAAGCGGGAGGCCCCGTAGTCTCGCCGGAGGCGACGCAAGCGCTTCGGACCCTCCGCGACGAGGTTTACAAGACCCAAACCGCGATTCAAGACGCCGCCGACGAGCGGGTCCGCGCCGATGAGGCGTGGGACGAGCGCGCGCGGGACTCGGAAGCGAACGCGGCGATGATCGCCGCGGCGGAAGAGGACGCGTCCCACCGCAAGATCGCCGCGTGGGACGCCGAACAGCGGGATCGGGAAGCCACATCGGCGATGATCATCGCGGATGAAAAGGCGACCGCGGAGGCGGCTCAGCGCGTCGCGAACGAGAACGAACGCCTCGCGTCGACCTATGCGCGATTGACGGCCTCCGTCGACCCGGCGATAGCCACACAACAGCGTTACGACAAAGCCCTCGCCGATCTCCGCCTGTCCGCCTCCGCCGCCGGTGTTTCCGCCGAGCAACTCGCCGTCGACGAGGCCAAACTCACCGCCGCCCTCTCCCCCGCCGCGATCAAGGCGAAGGAGGAGGCGGACGCGATCGACCGCATCGCCGCGGCCGTCACCCCGGCGGAGGCCCGCATTCGCGCTCTCGCGGAAGATCAACTCCTGGTGAACAAGGCGTTCGCCGCGGGGAAAATCAACGCGTCGCACCAACGGGAATTGACGTCCGGCATCGAGGCGTCGACGCGCGCGCTTCAAGCGCAGACGGTGGCGGCGCGAAATCAAAAGGGCCTTCTCGGTCTCTCGGCGTCGCAAAGGGCCGCCTTGTTCCCGCAGGGCGTCGACGTCGTCCAAGGTCTGTTCATGGGCCAAACGCCGGGAATGATCGCCGCGCAACAGGGCGGGCAGATCATCCAGGCCATCTCCGGCAACGGCGGCGAGGGGTTGTCGGCGATCTCCAAGGGAATGATCGGTCTCGGCGCGGCGGTGGTCGGGGTGGCGGTCGTCGCGGGGACCGCCGCCGCCGCGATGTTGAGTTACCAATCCTCCATTCGCGAGGTCGACCGCGCCGTCCAGGCGGCGGGAAGCGGTTTCGGGTTCACGCGCGATCAACTGGAATCAATAGCGACGACCGGCGCGGAAACCGCCGGAATCTCCGTCTCCTCCGCCCGCGAGATGGAGTCCGCGTTCATCGGCACCGGCAAAATCGGCGCCGACACCATGGAGAAGTTGATCGCGTCGAGCCGCGATTACGCGGCGATGACCGGGCAAACGTCGGACGAGGCGTTGAAGGATCTCGTCTCGATGTTCAGCGACCCCGCCAAGGGCGCCGAGACACTGGCGACGAAGTATAACGCGCTGTCGGGCGAACAGCTTCGGAACATCACCATTCTCGCCGAAGCCGGGAATTACCAAAAGGCCGGCGCCCTGTTGGTCGACGCCTTGGCGGCGAAGGTTTCCGGCGCGACGGAAAAGACGAGCGGCTGGTCCCGCGGGTGGACATCCTTCGGAACGGCCGCGAGCGACGCGCTCGACGCGGCTGGGAAAAAGATAGACTCGTTCGTGAGCGGAACGTCGTCCATCTCTGAAAACATCACTAAACTCACAAAGGATCTGGAAGAGGCGTCTAAAAAACTCGCCGAGGCCCAGGCTAGAAAGACCCCTGAGACATGGAAAGAATATACTGATAATCAGCTTGAAGAATCGAGAAAGAAATATCTTGGCGAAGTGGAAGCTCGCGGTGACATGTTCTCAATATCAGACGATGATATTGCGAACAACGAGAAACTCGCCAAGAAGTCGTCGGACGCGTTGGATGCGATTGATGATCTAAACAAAGGGCTTTCGGAAGAAGCCATCAGCCTCAAGAATCTCACCGAAACCGGTTACAGCCTCGCCGTGGAGCGCAACGCGGCGGTGGTCCGTAAACAGACCGCCGAGATGATGTCGGCGCGTGAGGCGGCGAAGACATTCTCGCGGGAACTGGAAAAGCCGCTCGCGCCGTTCCGCGGTCTATCCACCGAATTGAAATCTGTCGGGGACGAACTGGACGTCCTTCGCGCGAAGATGAAGAACCCGTTCCTCGTTGAAATGGTCGGCGACGAGGATGCGCTGAAGCGTTATGAATCCGCTCTCACCTTGATGAAGGCGGACCTCGAACAGGCGAACGCCGCCGGCTATCTCACGGTTGACGACGCGAAAACCGATAGCCGCGCGGCGATCGAAGCGAAATACCTCGGTCAATACACGGCGGCCGCCGAGTCCGCGAAGACGGCGGAACTCGCCTATGTGGACGCCTTCGGAACACGAACCGACGCGATGACGCGCGCGCTGCGCGCCTCGCAGTCCGTCACGCAAACCATCGTCAATCAGGCGAAAACGCTCGTCGACGCGATCAAGGGCATCCGCGACGAAACGGCGCTGTTGTCGGTTCCCGCCGGGTTGGAGCGCGACATCGCCCGTTTCAAGCAACAATACCGGGGAGCGTTGTCCTCGGCGTCGACGGTTGATTTCGTGGCCGGGAACGAGGAGTTCGACGCGACCGCGACCTATACCGGCAAGAACCGGTACGCGGTCGGTTACGGCGCGACGGCGATCGGCGGACGCGCGGTCCAACCCGGCGATACGATCTCGCGCGAGGACGCCGCGTCCGTTCTTTCCGCGAATGTGGCCGAGGCGGAGTCCGCCGCGAAGTCGATGATCACCTCCGCCCTCAACTCCAATCAATGGAAGGCGGTGGTCGACCAGATCTACCAGTTCGGCGCCGGCGCCTTCGCCGATTCCGCCCTCCGCGCCCACATCAACGCCGGAGATTTCGACGCCGCCGCGAAGGATTTCCTCGATTGGAACAAGATCGCGAATCGCCAGGGAAATCTTGAGTTCAGCCAGGGCGTCCAGAATCGTTCCAATCGGCGTTCCGCCGTGTTCGCGACCCCGACCGTCGACGACGCGTCCGGCGCGATCTCCGACCGCAACGCGGCCCAAGTCGCCGAGGAGGCGCGTCAACTCGATCTGACGACGCGGCTGGAAAGGCTGAAGACCGAGGCGTCGAAGTCGCTGACCGACCAACAGATGCGCCTCGCCGACGCGACGCGGATCGGTTCCGACGCGCAAAAACTCTTGTCCACGACCGGAAAGGCGACGACCGACGCCTTCCTCGGTTTGGTCGAGGGCGGTATGTCGGCGACCGACGCCTTCGCGGCGCTGGAAGCGAGAGGGGTCAAGATCCCCGACGCCGTGAAGGCGATGGACGCCTCCATGCGCGGCTCGGCGCTGACCGACTACGCCAAGTCCGTCAACGATCTCGTCCGATCGCTCACGCTTCAAGAACAGGCGCAATTGCGGACCGCCGCCGCGGCGGGCCTGGGGGAGGCGGCGGGCCGCGCGGCGGAATACGCCAATTCCGAGGCGACGGCGGCGGCGAGTTTGGGCGACGGCGGCGCCGTCGCGCAACGGCTGGCGAACGAGCGCGCCGAATACGTCAAACTGACCGCGATTCGCAACGAATTCACCCGCGGCATCGACCAACAAATCGCGGCGAACGACCGCCTTTCCGCCGCTTACGGCGTCTCGGACAAGGCGATTGAGGACGCGCAGCGCCACAACGAAGCCTATACGCAGACCTTGAAGGAGGTGAAGGAGGGGGAGGCCGGCTGGACCACGGCTCTCGCCGCCAACATCAAGAAGCTTGAGGAGCGCGACCTCTCAAAGGTCCGCGCCGACATGGCGGCGTATGAACAAGCCCTCCGCCACTCCAATCAGGATCTCGATGTTCAACGCGCGGCGGCGGGCCTGTCGGAGGACGCCTCGGCGGAACTGAACGCGCGTTACGCCTCTCTCAAGGCGCAAAACCTCACCATCGAGGGCTATCAGCGTCTCGGCGGCGCGGACAAGAAACACGCCGACGACCTCATGGATCAGGCCGCCCTTTTGGACAAAAACCAGCGGGCGGTGACGCGTTACACCGCCGCGTGGGAGGAGATCGGGAATTCCCTCACCAACGTGTTCGATACCATTGGACAGTCTCTCGTCGACGCGATCGTCCAGGGTCAGAACGCGACGATCAACTGGGGCACGATATCGAAATCGGTTCTCTCGTCGATATTGACGACACTCGCCAAGATGGCGATGGTCGATTTCAGCAAGGTGATCGGACTAAACACCGGGAACGCGAGCGGTTTGTCCGACATTATAAGCGGAACATCGTCGAACTCTGGTTCGTCTTCGAATTTATCGTCGCTGTCGAAGCTCACATCATCGGACTCGTTGCCGTCGTGGTGGAACTCCGAACTGTGGAGCGGTACGCAAGTCAACACCGGCGTGCCCTACGGCTCGGCGGGCGGATCGGGAAGCGTCGTCGGCGGATCCGGCACCACCTGGGGTGATGTCGCGACCGGCGCCGGCGTCGCGCTCAACGGCTACAACGCCATCTCCTCTTTTTCGAACGGCCAATACGGATCCGGCGTCGGATCGACTCTCTCCGCCGGCCTCGGGATCGCCTCTCTGGCGGGATATTCGCTCGGACCGATCGGCATCATCGCTCAAGCGGCATTGCCGATCGTCGGGAGTCTTTTCGACGGCTTGTTCGGCTCGTCCAAGCCGTCGGCGAAAAGTCAGACCACCGAGTGGGACGCGTCGACGGGCGTGTATTCTTCGTACGGCATGACCGGGAAGAAATACTCGTCTGAGAACATGCAAGCGTCTCAATCGTTGGCGACGAGCGCGGCGCAATTGTCGTCGACGATCGAGGCGTTGGTTTCCGGCACCCAGTTGACCGGAAAGCTCGGCGTCACGGTCGACGATCGGTCCGGCATCATCGCGCGGGCCTACGGGGCGGAGTCGACGTTCGACAAGGGCGATACGGCCGGCGCTCTCAAGTGGTTCGCGGCTCAGTTCGGAAAAAAGCTTGAGGAGGGCTTGGCGTCTTCCGACATCACCGCTCAAGTCGCCGACAATCTCACGAAAGTCATCGACCGGGGCGTTCTCGACGGAACCGACCAGTTCGTCAAGGATATGCAACTCGCCGCGACCGACTTCAGTGAGGCGTTCGACGACTTCGGCAAAGCGTCGGTCGACCAAGTCGCGACCGACATCACCACCCTCACCACGTCGTTCACGACGATGAAAACGCGCGCCGAGACCCTCGGTCTGGCGCTCGACGGCCTGTCGGACAGCTACGCCGTCGCCGCCGACCGCATGATCGACGCGGCGATCCGCACCGCGCAGTCTCGAACCTATATCGACTCCGCGCTCTCGATCCGCTCGACCTTCGAGGCGGTCGGCGTTCAACTTCTTTCCGCCGGCCAGGACGGCTCCAAGGCCGTCTCGCTGTACGCCGCGCAGATGTCGGCGTTGGTCAACGGCTTGGATATCGACCAACTCAACGACATGGCCGCCGCGCTCGCGAATATCGACGCGCAAGCGGCGGAGTGGGCGTCGACGCGCGCCGCGCAACTCGCGCAAGCCGAGCGGGATACCGCGACGGATCCCTACGGCGATTTGGCCGAGCGCCAGAAGGCGGCGATGCTGTCTTTGAGCCAAATCACCCAAGCCGAATATGATCAATATGAACTGCGAAAAAAGCATCTTGCCGAACTCAAGGACGTGACGGATTCGGTCGTCCGCGCGCAGATCCTTCAGACCCAAGCTCTTGAGGACCAAGCTCTCGCCTACAAACAGGCGGAAGCCGCCGCTGAGGCGCTGGCCTCGTCGGGCGGCTCAATCCGCTCGTGGATCGACAAGGTGACCGCGACCGCCTCGACCGCCGTCTCGCCGACTCAGGCGTATACGACGGCGCAAAGCCAGTTCGCGCGCGACCTCGCCTTGGCGCGGGGAAACGATTCCGACGCGCTCGCCCGCATCACCGACACGGCGCAACGACTGCTTGACTCGTCGGACGCGCTGTACGGCAACACCACGCAAGGTCAAACCCTGCGTGAATGGGTATTGTCGAGCATGGAGGGGCTGCCGGCGACCAAGAGTTATGACGCGCAGATCCTGGCCGCCCTTCAAGCGCTCGGCGGGAGCGTCAACGTCTCGGTCGAGGTCGAAACCGTGCGCGTCATCACCGAGGCGATCAACGCGTTGTCGGATGCCGACAAGGCCAAACTCCAGCAAACCCAGACGATCTTGCGCACCGTCGAGGAGCGGCTCGGTCGCGCTCTCACCACCCAGGAAGCGAATGCTCTCGTCGCGTCCGCCGTCATCTCGCGGGAGATCACTCAAACCCTCGGCCACGATCTATCGGCGGCCGAGCGCGCCGCTCTCGTCGCCGGCGGCTCCGTGGCTCGTTCAATTGAGGAAGCCCTCGGCGTAACGCTGACGGCGGCGCAAATCGCGTCGCTGATCCAGGGCGGCGCCGTCACACAAACCGTCGCCCAGCAGCTCGGCGTCACGCTGACCGCCGCGCAAATCGCGTCGCTTCAGCAGTCCGGCGCCGTCGCTCAGACCGTCGCGCAATATCTTGGTCGCACGCTTTCCGCCGCGGACATTTCGGCGTTGACGGTCGGCGGATCCGTCACACAGACGGTTGAGCAGCTTCTTGGTCGCGTGTTGACGGATACCGAACGCGGCGGGTTGGTGGTTTCCGCCTCGGTCGTGGGCACGGTCGAGCAAAAACTCGGGCGCTCGCTCACCGATGCCGAGCGGGCGTCCCTGGTCGAGTCCGGCACGGTGTCCCGGCTGATCGGGCAGACGGTGAGCGAGGCGACCGGCGCGGCTCTGGTCCAGTCCGAGACGGTGACGCGCACGGTCACACAAACGGTATCCGAGACGGCGACGATTTCGCTCTTCACCGCATTGAACAACACGACGGAAACGATTTTGTCGTCCATGAACGCCCAACTGGTGGCCGTCAACACCAACCTATCGTCGATTTACGCGACAGTGTTCGGGATCGCCTCACAAAACAACACCGTCAAAGTCACCTCGTCCTTCAAGGGCGGCGTCGGCATGTCTTTCGCCGGCGGCGGCCACGTCGTCGGCCCCGGCACCGAGACCAGCGACGACATCCCGGCATGGCTCTCGACTAATGAGTGGGTGATCAACGCCGCCGCCGCGCGCGCGGCCGGTCACGACACCCTCGCCGCCCTCAACGACAACCGGCCCGACCAGGCGGCGGCCTTGCTCGTCGCCCGGTATGGCCTGTCGGACGTGGCCCGCTACGCCGACGGCGGTCCGGTCGGGGATATCGTTCCCCCTTCGCCGGCGCGGATGATCGCGCCGGTGTCCGCCATCCCGCGTCGCTCGGACGACTCCGCGATCGTCGCCGAGTTGCGCCGAGCCAACAAAGACCTGATCGCCCGTATCGACCGCCTGGAGCGGGCGGTGGTGGCCGCGCACTCCCAATCGACGACGGTCGTCGCGGCCGCGATCGAGGAGACGACCGACGCCGTGCGCGAAGGAACCAAAACCGCCGACACCGCCGCCCGAGGCGCGCGCTGGAGGCCGGCCGCATGACGTGTCTCGCCCCCATCGCCTCGTCGTCGATCGCCGCCACATGGGTGCGATCCGTCTCGTGGCTGCACCCCGTCACGCTCGACGACGTGACCTTCACCGACGCCGCGTGGCTGATCGAGGTCGACGCCTACACCGGGTCGGGTGCGTCAACCCGGCTGCGTCCCGCCGGTCTCTGCGCCGGGCCGGTCGCGGCTTCGCCCTTGGGATCCCGGATCGACAGCGGTCTGACCACACTCCGTCTGTCCGATGCCGGCTGGATCGGCGAGCCGAACGACGCCGACCGCCCCAACGCGTATTACCCCGGCCGCGTCGAGGTGCCGCTCCGCGTCAACCGCGAGGTCGCCGTGATGCCCGAGGATAGCCGCCGGCTGCGGATCACTTACGGCACCATCGACATCATGGCGGGCGACGCCGCGCTGGATGCGGCGGTCGCGCGATGGGCCGTCTCGCGACGCGCCGTTCGCGTCTATCGCGGTCGCCGCCGCGCGCCGTACACCACGCCCTTCTCGACCTTCGCGGCGATGTTTTCCGGTGTCGGCGTTTCGTGGTCGAACGACGGGACGCGGGTCAAGTTGGAGATCCGCGACCTCAGCTATCGACTTGAGACGCCGTTCCAGACCCTGATGTACGGCGGCACCGGGGGGGCCGACGGCGGATCCGACCTCAAGGGAAAAGCGATGCCCTTCACCATCGGTCGCAAGCGCAACGTCAAGCCCGACCTCGTCGACGATGCCCATTTGGTCTACCGCTTTCACTGCCGTGCCGCCCACGCCGTGCTCGCCGCCCGTGATCGCGGCGGAGCGCTGTCGGTCGCCGGGAACTACGCGACCCACGAGGCGCTGATCGCCGCGCCGCTCTCGTCGTCGCAATACGCGACCTGCCTCGCGCTCGGACTGGTGCGGACCGGCGCCCTCTCGCCCTGCCTGACGCTCGACATCGAGGGCGACGCGGTCGGCGGTTACGTCGACACCCACGGCGACTGCGCGCGGCGCCTGTTCGAGTATGCCGGGGTCGCGGCGGCGTCCCTCGTCTCCGAGAGTTTCGCGGATTTGCCGACGGGGACGGCCGGTTGGTATTGGGGATCCGACAAGACCTCGACGACAGCCGACGCGCTGTCGGAGGTGGTGGGATCGTGCGTCGGCTGGTGGGGTCCGGGCCGCGACGGTCGCTACGCCGTCGGTCTCCTCGTCGATCCCGCCGGTCTCGACCCGACCTTGTCGATCGACACCATGATGATGCGGGAGGCGCCGACCGAGGTGTCGTCTCCAGGTTCACCGCGTTGGCGGCAGCGCGTGGAGTACCGCGTTCTCGGGACGACCCAAGCGTCGGCCGACCTGCTGGGAGAAGGGTCCACCGCCGTCTCGGCCGCCGACCGATCGCTCTACGGCACCGGCTACCTCACCGCCACGACCGCCGCCGTCGACATTCAGACGCGATGGCCGGACGCCGAGGATCCGGACCCCCACGTCTCGGCCTTCGACGACGCGGCTGACGCCCAGACGCTCGCCGATCGGCTGCTCGCGCGGCACCGGCGTCAGCCGCGGCTGTGGAACGTCAAAGTCGGCCCTTACGGCCACCGCGTCGACGTTGGCGACGCGGTGCGGCTGACCTACCCGCGCTTCGGACTCGCCGACGGGCCGGTGGGGGTCGCCGTCGGCGTCGACGAGGAGGGCGACGACGTGACCCTCACCATACTTATCCTGGGAGATTGACGACATGGCCAAGACCAACGCGCTGCTCGGCTACGTCGACCATGTTTCGCGGGCCGGCACGGTCTTGTCGACCAACAGCGAGGTCGATGGTCTCGGTGTCGGCAACCTCGCCACGCTCTCGCCGCAAGAGGTCTGGCGTTCGGCGACGGGAGCGACACGGTGGGTTCGCTCCGACTTCGGAGCGCCGGTTGAGGTCGGTGTCGTCTGTCTCGCCCTGCCGCGCTCCGGGGTGCAACTTCGGTCCGGCGATACCGTGACCGCGGCTTTCGACAACGATACGCCCGGTGCGGGCGCGCTCGGTGTCGCGGTGATGATCGACGCCGATTACGGCTATTGGTGGCTGGCGCCGGAGACGCCGATCGTCGCGCGATACCTGCAAATTTCCATCGTCTCGTCGCTGCCCTACGTTCAAGCGGGGCGGCTGTGGGTCGGCCCCGCGTGCCGTCCCGATTGGAATTTCGACTACGACTGGTCGAGAGAGTGGGCGGACGACGGCAAGACCACCCGCGCCCCCAAGTCCGGCCGGCGCTTCCGCGATCCCGGCCCCCGCTACCGTAAGGTGACGGTCGCCTTCAACGCGGCCTCAAGCGCCGATTCCGACGCCTTCGAGGAGGGGGATCGCGTGGTCGGCGCGATCGGCCAGATGCTTCTCTGCACCAGCCCCGACACCCCCCGGCGACGTGTCCTGCTCGGCACGCCGACCGAGGTGTCGGCGATCACCCAACCCTCGTTTCCGATTTTCTCGAAGCCCTACACCATTGAGGAGGATCTGTGATGCCCGCGATCGGCAATCGCGTCCTGCAAACCACAACGACGACCGGCACCGGCACCTACGCCCTGGGGTCGGCGCCCTCGGGCTATCAGGCTTTTTTGACGGCATCCGGTGTGTCGTCGGGGGCGACGGTCTGCTATCTCGTCGTCGACAGCCTGGACACGCCCGCGGCGTGGGAGGTCGGCGAGGGGGTGGTCACCGCCGGGTCGCCCGCGACGCTGACTCGGACCAAAATCTGGGAGTCGTCCGCCGGAGGCGCGGTGGTGGCGTGGCCTGCCGGTACGAAATACGTCATGTGCGCGGTGCCGGCGCAACGGACGCCGCTCCTCGGCGACAACGGCGCCTTATCGATCGCACTGGGTGGCACGGGTGCGACGACGGCGCCGATGATGGCCGTCGTGACAGCCGCCACTCAGGCGGCGGCGCGGACAGCGCTTGGGGTGGGCGACGGTGACGCGCCGACTCACGCGGGTCTCAGCGTGTCCTCCGCGGCCGGAACCGCGCGGCAAGTCGTGTATCGGTCCGGCGCCGCCGGCCGATTCTCTACGGGCGTTTCTGGAGACGCCGAGGCTGGGACTGACTCCGGCTCGGACTACTATATCAATCGTGTGACCGATTCCGGGGTCGTCGCCCGGGTGTTGACGATCTCCCGCGCGACCGGCGTCGCCGCCTACGTCGGCAATGTCATAACTACGGGGGCTTACGGCGACGGCCAAGGGTTTTTGGGCCTCGCCGGCACCACCCCGATCTTTGGCGTCACCCGCGCCGGAAACTATGCGCGGGTGAGCGGCTTTGGCGGCGTGGTTCTTGAATCCGGCGCGACGTCCGGGCCGGGGACCGGAACAGCGGTCATCACCGCGACAACGTCCGCCATATCTCTCGGGGGGGCGCCGGGGGCGGAGTCTCTCCGCATCACCACCGTCGCGAACGCCGTGAACCGGTTGGAAATTACCGGGTCGGCGGTCGGCGGAGGGGTCACGGTGGCGTCGGCGGGATCCGACGCCAACGTACCCCTTCTCTTCTCAGCCAAGGGGACGGGGGCGAACTCCTATTTGGGGGTCGACGCTCGCGGCGGGCGGGTGGTGAGCTTCTTCTCCTACGTGGCGAGTCCCGCAAACTACCTCAGAGTCGGAGCGACCGCCGAGGGGGGGCCTCCCGAATTGTCGGCCTGGGGCGCCGGCACCGACATCGACCTCCTTCTCAGCCCCAAGGGTGCCGGTTTGATGCGCTTCGGCGCCTGGACTGCGGCCACCGGGGCCGTCACCGGATACGTCACGATCCGCGACGCCGCCGGAAACACTCGTAAACTCGCAACCATCGCTTGAGGATTGATCATGGCTCTCGTCAAGGACGTTCCGACCGAATTCGGGGTCTCCGCCGCCTATTGGCACATTTTCGCCGTCGAA